AGAGCAAGTAAAGGAATAGTTATATGTGAGAATATAGAAACAGGAGACAAAATAGAAGCGGGATCTGCTCTTCAAATGTCTAAAAAATTAGGCAATATCCATTATTCAGTTATACACGAAGCTTTAAATGGATCTAACTATGCTAATTATAAACCTAGATCTAAACGCAGCAAATACTATAATTTCCTTCAGACCCATAAAATATACTATAAATAAAAAAATTGTATTTGTATATTTATAATAAACAAAACAATTTATGTCCGAATCAAAATTTATGGTGCCTACTGAAATGGTAGACTTGCCAACAAAAGGATTATTATATCCTCCAACCAATCCATTAGCATCAGGAAGTGTAGAAATTAAATACATGACAGCTAAGGAAGAAGATATATTGACCAATGCGAACCTGTTACGTCAGGGCTTAGCTATTGAGAAGATGCTTAAGTCTGTTATTAAATCTCCAATCACTTACGAGGACCTCATTATGGGAGACAGAAACGCTATCCTAATAGCAACAAGGATCATTGGATACGGTAAAGATTACCTTTTAGAGGTAACAAATCCAAACACAGGAGAACTAGAAAAAGTAAACGCTGATTTACAAACATTAAAATATAAGGAAATTGATTTTTCTGTATTTAATAATGGCGAAGTTACTTACGAATTACCTTACACTAAAAATACGGTAACTTTTAAAATGTTAACTATAGCTGATGATAAAAGAATTGATGAAGATTTCAAATCCATTAAAAAAGTATTGGGCTATGAACCAGGAGCAAGTGAAAGATTAAAATATCAAATCACTTCAATAAATGGGGATAGAGCTCACAAAACAATTGTTGATTTTATCGATTCAGGTGCTTTATTAGCAAGAGACGCTAATCCCTTAAGAAGATACATAGCATCAGTTACTCCAGACGTAGATATGACAACTACGGTTACATTAAAGGATGGTACTCAATTAGAAGTCGATGTACCTATGACAGCAGAGTTCTTTTTTCCCGGATTTGGTTCTTAATTAATCTAAGGAATATGGAAAAAATTAAACATTGTCCGTTATTCCCAGGCCCAGAATATAGACGAGTCTTTATGAATGAAGTCTTCGAACTTACTTATCATGGGGGAGGAGGTTTCAGTTACTCAGAGGTGTGGAATATGCCGGTTTCACACCGTCGTTACAATCTAAAAAAGATTAACGAATACCTTGACAAAGTTGAGGAAATGAGAGAACGCGATAAAAAGTTGACGAATAAATCTGATCTAACGGAAGTTAAAATACCTGAACACGTGAATAAAGCTTCACAGAAAGAGCCCACGTACGTATCTAAGATCAAAAAATAATGGTTGATATTTATATCTAAGAAAATAACTTTAGATGGCAGACACTACTCCAAATGAACAATCAGGACAACCTGAATTTAATATTTCAGAAGCTAAAGTTCTTAAGACTCTTCTTAAAGACATAGCTAAAGATGGGGGATATTATAAAGATAGTTTAAAAGAATCTGTAAAAGAGTTAGATAAAGTACTAAAAAACTATTCTAAAATAGGAGCAAAATTATCTGCTATTAATGAGTCAGCTATCAATATAAAAGATTTAGAAAAAGAGATCAAATCTACTACTGAGAAAAGATGGGAAAATGATAAAAAATTATTATCATTAAGCGATAATTTAAAAACCTCAGAAAAAAAACAAGCTGAATCTTATTTAAAAAACATATCTGATAGAGCAATTGCTGAAGCAGCTTTTAATCAAGCTAGAATTAAAGATGATTTTTCTTTAATGGAATCTTTAAATAAAGCTATAAATAGATATGATAAAGTTATTGCAAAAAAAGAGGACATGATGTCCATCGACCAATTAGAATATGCGCAAGCTAAAAAAACTCAAGAGACATATGATGAGACTCAAAAAAGATTATTGACTCAAAAAGTCATAGAAAAAGACATAGCGAATCAAATTGGTCTTTCTGGTGGAGCTGTTATGAAATTAGCTAAGAATTTTGGTATTGGAGAACAGGCTGCAGAAGCTATGGTCAAAAAAGCCAGAGATCTAAATAAAGAAGGTAAAAAAATATCATTAGCTGATAAATTTAAAGTTCTTAAAGATGTAGGAAAAGATGCTATTAAAAAAACTTGGGAAGATCCTTTAGGAAGAGCAGCTATAGTTGCTGCAGGATTGGGTCTTGCTTTTAAAGGAATTGGAAAAGCTGGGAATCTTGTAGGTTCAACTATAGGAAATGCAGGAAAAGCTATGGGTGGATTAAACGAAAATTCTACAGGTGTAGTATCTAATTTGACAAGTGGATTTTCTGGAATGTTAAAATCTCTTCCTTTAGTAGGTGGATTAGTAGGAGGGATTGTAGATGGACTTTCTGGAGTTGCTGATTTATTATTGGGTGCAAATGATCAAATAATTAAGGCAGGAAGAAATTTAGGTCTAAGTAGGGGTGAGGCAGAAAAAATGGCCAATCACTTCCAAGACGTATCGTTTAGAAATAACGATATATACGTTACTTCTAAAAAATTAATGGACACTCAAGTTTCTTTGGGCGCTCAATTGGGAATTAACAATCAATTAACAGACGAACAACTATCAACTTTAACCAAATTAAAGGACATAGCAGGAATAGACGAACAAACTCAATTAAGCATAGCGGAGAGCTCTACTATTACGGGTAAAACTGCAAAAGAAACAACTCAAGCAGTTTTAGCACAAGTAGTTGGATTACAAAAAGCAACAGGGATAAGTTTAAATCAAAAACAAATTTTAAAAGAAGCCTCTTCGTTGGGCGGTTATTTAGGACTTTCTTTCGCTAAATACCCAGGTCAATTATCAAAAGCTTTAGTAACTGCAAAATCGTTTGGTTTAGAATTAAAACAATTGGATTCAATAGCCGATTCGTTCTTAGATTTTGAATCAAGTATTTCAAACGAGTTTGAAGCACAATTATTGACAGGAAAGGACATTAATTTAACCAAAGCTAGGGAAGCATTTTTAAATAATGATTTGGCCACAGCTGCAGGAGAAATAAGTTCTCAAGTTGGTTCTTCTGCCGATTTCATGAAGATGAATAGAATCCAAGCAGAATCATTGGCAAAAGCCATGGGTATGTCAAGGGATCAATTAGGCGACATGCTTAAAAAACAAGAAATATTAGCCAATATTGGTGCAAAAGAAACTGATAGTTCTGCGAAACAGTTCGAACTTGCAAAAAAGAAATACGCAACTCAAAAAGAATTTAATGCCGCTTTAGGAGATGAAGCTTTCCAAAATATGCAAAACGCTTCTACACAAGAAAAGATTGCTGCGTACATGGATAAATTAAAAACTTCCATCGTTGATTTTGTTGAAAGATCTGGTTTAATTGATAAAATAGAAAACTTTATAAATTATTTATCGAATCCTCAAAATATGCAAGGAGTTTTAAATACAATCAAAGGAGTTATTGCTAGTGCAATAGAGTTCTTTGGTGGAGTAGCTTCTAATGTTGCTTCTTTAATAAGTCATATGCCATTTACTGATACTCAAAAATGGCAAAATATAGCAGATAAAATAGATCAAGGCACAAATATAGCAGCAGAATCAGTTAGAGGAGTTGGAGGAAATACTTCAATGGAAGGTGGTTCATCTATAACAGATAGAACCGCAAAAGCCATGGCCCTTTCTGGAATTTCATACATACCAAAAAATATTGCAAATGAAGGTAATTCTGTTGACAAAAGTATAAATTTTCAAATAATACAAAAACCTGGAAATAAACCAGGAGAAATGTTGTATAGAATAATTAATGAAGACGGAGGTGCAGTATTATATGATTGGCAATCTGGAGTTTACGGATTAACAAAATAAAAAATTAAAAAATGCCATTAGTAGATTTAAAAACATCTCTAAAAAGTTTAAAATTTGGAAAAGATAGACGAGGTGGCGGAAATTCTGCACAACCGTATGAAAGATTCTCCATTCCAGATTTACTTGCTACACCACTAATAACAGATTTTTGGCAGAATAATGATACTAATATAGATTACCCACTTAGAGGAGGAGGATTATATAATGGTCAATCTTATACATTAAGTGGACAAATAGACAAAGATAGAATCAGTAAATTTTTTAAAGATTCTCCTAGAGGCACTGCTTTTATACAAAAACAAATTGGATTACAAAAATCTAATCCAAAAATGGAAACTGGTACCGCCAACGTAACTCTTTCTAATATACAAACTTTATTAGGTAGTTTTGGCGCAACATTTGGATTTCCTGCAGGATTGGGATCTACTTATGGTGCTGGAGGAAATAATCAAGTTTATAATGATGGAAGAAATACGCTAGCTCAAGTTTTATCTTCAGGAACTGGAGTTCACATTCCAAGAGCAGGAGCAACTCCAATAAATTTATCTGCTAAATATTATACAGATATAGTTGGAAGTCAGATATACACTACTGATGACATAACAAAAGTTAATAGACTTCTTATTTTACAGAATTTAAAAGTTAGATCAAATTTAAAAGCAAATCAAGCTGTTAGATTAACAAATACTAATATGTTGGCTACAGTAACTAATTTTGGAATATCAACTAGAGCTAGTATATTATTTGATTATTTGGGTGGCCCCGGATCTACATATGGAGATGGATCTACTATTATTAGAAGATCAACAAATAGCTCTGATGGATATGATTTAACTCAAAGAAGAGTTGATTTATTTCCTGGAGTATTTACTATGGCCTATGATAAAATAGCGAATAATAAAGAATCTACAAAAAATCCTGGAGAAAGAACAGGATATTCTAGAAATAATAGATCTTCTCTTATACAAGATTTTAGACAAGAAATTCCTGGAGTTGATTATTTAGCTTGGGATTCTACTAAAGGAGTTGATTATAGATTTTATGATAAAGGAACAGATAAATTAAATGCTCATTTAGCGTACGAATTAACATATAATGATCCTTTTACTCAGAATAATAATGAAACTGATGATATGATTAAATTTGGTTTCGAATGTATGAGTAATGATCAATTTGGATTTTCAACGCCTTTAATATTTAGAGCTTTTTTAAATAAAGGTATTAGCGATAGCAATACAGCTCAATTAAATCCCTTTAAATATATGGGTAGAGGAGAAACATTTTACACATATCAAGGATTTGAAAGATCAATTTCTTTTGGATTTAAAATAGTCGCGTTTTCAAAAGACGAATTATTTCCTTTATATAGCAAATTAAATTATTTAGTTTCTCAAGTTTATCCGGATTACTCTACAACTACCGGAGTCATGAGAGCTCCTTTAATTAAATTAACCATCGGTGATTATGTATATAGAATGCCAGGATTTTTATCATCAATAAATTTAAATATTGATGTTAATGCTCCATGGGATTTAAACGAGGATGCAGATAGCGCTCAATTACCTAAAATTATAGATGTAGATATAGATTTTAAACCAATATTTGATGAACTTCCTAGAAGATCTACTACGTTAGATGAATACGGAAATATCAATCAAGCAGTATTAGTAGGAGATCTTTCTTCAAAATCTAAAGTTATTCCTAGAAGTCAAGAAAATGTAATCAGCACTCGTACTCCGATAAGCGGAGTTCCTCCTGCTGCTAGAACTGATACTAATTTTAATCCCGATTCTAAAAATATTTTAATAAGAAGTCGTAATTTGGGTAATATTGTTAATACTACTTTAATTCCTCCAATTAAACCTGTAAATGTAACGCTTCCTTTTACTAATGCAATAATTCCTAATAAGTAATTATGTTTAATAGATATCAAAATACATACGCTACAAAATCTCAATCTACTGGAAGTTTATATTTTGTTAATACTATATATCCCGATATCCCAGTTTCAGATAACGATAATTATGTTATAACAGTAATGGGTGATAGATTAGATATACTTGCTCAAACATATTATCATGACTCTGATTTTTGGTGGATATTAGCGTCTGCGAATTCTTTAACTGGGGATTCTTTATATCCTCCAATAGGAACTCAATTAAGAATACCTACTGATATATTATCAATAGTGACTAGTTATAATCAAATAAATTCTGTAAGATAGAATGGATAATAAAATATCTAATATAATAGGTGCTGCTCTACCTCAATGGTTAAAAAAACAATTGTGGACTAGATACACAGAAAATTCATTGAAAAATAGATCTGATGCTAATTTAATATATCTAGCTAATAAAACAGCATGGATAAGAGTTGTATCTTCAGTTAATATAAATGGAAGTATAATAGATTCATCTCAGAATAAAGATCTTTCTTTACTTGGAGATATTCAATATTTTAGAGATACTTTGGGACTTACTAATATAAAAGAACCACAAGATTTAGCAAAACAATATATTTTATTTGGCGGAACATCTAAATATCTAGGAGCAAATAATCAAACTGCAAATTATCAATTAAGATCAGGAATAGATAATGATGGTTCATATGCTATGTTGGGAGAAAATGAAGTTAGTCAATATGGATATCGTCCAATGCCTGGAATAACTGGTGCTCAGATAGAAACTCAAGGTAGATTAGGATCAGTTAGAATGGCAACTATAAATTTTAAAGTGTGGGATAAAGTTCAATTAGATATTATAGACACGCTTTATTTTAAATTAGGATATACTATATTAATAGAATGGGCAAACACTATTTATCCAGTGAAAGATGAAAAAAACGGAAACGTAGAATATAATTCATCAGAATTTTTTTCTATTGATCCATTTGCCTTTGGTGCTACTAAAGAATCTATAAATGCTCAGATAGGAATTAATATGAGGAAATCTGAAGGGAATTATGATGGTATGTTAGGAATGGTAACTAATTTTAATTTTACTTTTAATCAAGAAGGCGGATATGATTGCTCGATTAAAGTTATAGGATTGGGAAGTTTAGCAGATACTATAAAAATTAATCATGCATCATCTTTAGAAGAAGTCGCTAAAGATCAAATTAAAAATTATGTAAATTTAATAGATAAACTAGATGCAGAAAAAGCTTATAAAGAAGCTAAAGAAAAACAAGATTTACAAAATAAAATAATTGAAATACAGAATAATCAAAAAGTAGAAGATTTAAAAAGTAAATCTCCTGATTATATATCTTTAATTAGTCAAAATGCGAGTGCATATACATATTATATAGATTCTTATGGATTTGCAAACAATAAATTTAATTATAATATAGCGCCTTTTTCAAATTATGGAGATGTATATACTGTAGAAAAATTAAAAGCTATAATTGCAACTAACGAAACTTATTTAAAGGGTACTTCTGTAAAATTAGACATAGCAAAAGCAAATTCAATCTTTGATGTAATAGTACCAGGCGCAACTATCGCTGATGCATTTTTTACATATGATAAATCCCCTAATCCAGTAAAAAATAAAAATTTTGGAGTTTATTCTTCTGGAAGTATAGAAGTAAATAAAACTAGTGATAGTAGAGCATTTTCTAAAATTGAATATATTAGTAATAATATTACAAAAAAACAATTAGAGTTCGTAAATTTTTCAAAAAATCCAACATTCGCAATAACTTTTGTAATTGCAGGACCTATAGAAATTCAATCTTCTAATAATCAACCACTATTTCAAAAATATGTAGATGATAGAAAAAATTATACTAAGATTAAAGATACTGAAACAGATCCTCTAAAACGCGGCGATCCTAAATCTTTTGTAAAATTTAAAGACGGAGATATAATAGCAAAAAAATTATATGATGATCCTGGAACTGTAGAATTTATAAATAAAAAATTTGATTCTGATTACAACAATGGAAGTTCTATTAAAGAAGTGATTTTTGAAGTAATTAATAATCCTAATACTGAATGGAAAATAAACAATGTTAGTATTTCTTATAATGATTCGCAATTACCAAATTTTAGTTTAAAAACAGATATAAAAATAGATGTTCCAGTATTTGCTTTAACAACAATATCAGCCACAAATCAATCGGGATACGCTAATGAATTAAAAGTAAATAAACAATCAACATTTATAACAGTATTTATTATTATTAATGATGTTGGATTAATAGCTGATATAATTTTTAATAGCGAAAAGCCTCAACAAAGTATAGATTTTGAAAAAGTTAAAATACAACAAGAAAATCAAAATCAGATTACTCATACGGAAATAAAAATACAAATACCAGATGAAGCAACTAAAACGCAGCAAGTTGAATCAGCTTTAAAAAATCAATCTAATATAGAATTAGTTCTAAGAGCAATTGAAATGTATTCTCTTAGTAAAAATTTAGCGCAATCTAATCAATCCATTGATAATCCACAAATGTCAGCATTTAAATTAACTAGCGCTGATAATCTACTGTTTTTAAAAAATATATTTTCTAATGGAATTTATAGAGAATTTTTTTATGATTTAATTTCTTCTAATGGTATTACAATAGATAATGCTTGGGGAAGTGGAGAAACATACATACAAAATTATAAAAAAAGTCCTGATAATGAAAAAATGCAAGTTCTTGCAAAATATGGATTTGCTAGTGCTATATTAGGAGGAAATGAACAGGGCATAGCAGGAGGTACTGAAGGAGTGCCTAAAGTAGATTACGAAAAATTATTAGTTTCTTATGTTATTCCATATAATCTAAATGATTCTACCGCTGGAGATATAAGAATCGTGTATCCTACATATATACAACTAGGATTTTTACTTATGATAATAAATGATCTTTGTACTATTTATGAAGCTGGTGAAGATGGAATATCTAAGCATCCAAAACCAATAGTTTATATAGATTATAATCCTGAAACTAATAGATGTTTGAGTCAACAAGCTCAATTTAGTACCAATCCATTTGATTTCATGATAAAAAATCAATGTCATGTTCAAAAATATGCAGAACTTTTTCCATCTTCTATCATAGATAAAAATAATAATCAAATAGCAAAATCAAGTGAAGCTAATTCTACTCCTACAGATTTATTTGATGTGTCTAAAGATGATTACTATTCAAGTCAAATGCCTAATTTTAGAGAAGATAACAATTATAGTGGAAAACACATGAGAGTTTTAGTTAGTATAGAATATATTTTAAATATAATAAAAGAGTATACTAAAAATGATGGAACTAATAGCGTTTATTTAAAACCATTTCTAGAGAGATTATGTAAAGATATGAATAATTATTTGGGAGCAATAAACGTGTTTAGGGTTGCTTATTATGATTCTTCTAATACGTTGTGTATAGTTGATGATCAGGTTCAACCTCTACCAAAAGGTCAAACGTCAGTAGATATAAGTAATAAAAATAATAACGGCCCTGATTCAGATGAATTACCTTTATATGGACTTACATCTATAGCAAGATCTATTAGTATTCAAACAGAAGTTAGTAGTAAATTAGGGAGTATGATCGCTATATCAGCTAATTCTAAAAGTGAAGATCAAGCTTCTATGGGTAAAAATGCAGGAAGTTTTGGATTTTATAATACTGCATATAAAGATAGATATATACCTACAAAAACTACTGCTACAGATAAAACACTAGATGATAAAAAAAATAAAATTGATAATAAATTAGATTCTCTAATTTCAGCTGCGACTATGTTTAATAATACTATAAAAAGTATTTATGGAAGTAGAAATCCATCAAAAGATAACATAACGCAAGCTACAAATTTTTATATTGATAGTATAAATAAAGTACAAAACAATAATCCAGCTACTAGAGCATCAGTAATGATTCCAGTATCTGTAACATTCACAACTGATGGAATTTCAGGATTTCATATGGGATCAGCATTTACCATTCCTGAAAAAATGTTACCATATACTTATTCTACTAGAAAAACTCCTGAAATGAGAGAGGGTAAAAAAGTGGGATTTGCATCTGTAGGCGTAAGTCATACTATTGCGAATAACACTTGGGAAACTTCTATAAAAGGACAAATGATATTTTTAAAAGATCCAAATGAATTTTCTGGAGAAGTATCTCAAATACAATATACTACAAAAAAACTTCCTTCTACAACCACGAATAATATAATACCAGATACATATGTATCAGCTGGTAATAATGGTATTAGAGCATTAGCTACTGTATATGGATATCCTGGAGATACTACTGGTGATCCAAATTCTTTAAAAGCGATAGGAAATAGAAATAATAAACTTATAGAAGGATCCTCGGTAGCTTTAAAAGAATCAACAGCGAAATATTTAAATATACTTTTAGGAGGTAAAGTTAAAGTTACATTTAAAGATAATACTACTGGTATATTTAGTTACGATGATACAATTCCTGAATATGATGCTGGAGTTAGAGTAGATTTTTATCAACCTAAGATAAAAGCAAATGGTAATATACTTACTGGATTTAAATATAATGGAGATAGTATAATCGTAGAAAAAGTATAAATTATGCCCATAAGATATTATCCTACATTTAGAGTTAAAACGAATCAAATTACACGAGGTAAAGAATTTTCCATTAATGGAAAGCCTTATGTTGGGCTTTATTATTCTACTTACGATGGTAAATTTTTTACAGGACCTAATCCTAATTTAGGACCTAATGAAGAGTTAAGTAAAATATCTTCTTATAATAATTCAAATCAAGGATTACAGATTTTACAAAATTCACAAGGAAGTACAAAATTTGTTACTGGATTATCGGCGATTACTGATAACGCAAATAATGTACAAAAAAACATTATTTCATTTTTTCCAAGACCAATTCAAAGCGATTATGATTTGGGTTATATAGATAGATTTTTTGTTAAGCAACAAAATAATAGCGGATATATAACAGAAATATCTAATTTGCAATACACAGAAATAGTTAATGGCGCAGTTGGATATAATGTATCTTTATTACAAACTTTAAATATAAGATGGAAATTAACAGGACCATTAAATTCAAAGAGACTAAGTCAATATGATGTTAGAGCAGGTATAATAGATACGAATAAAAGATTGGTAGAACAAGCTAATCCAAATTTTTTCGGTATAACAGAATTTATAGGTGGAAATTACTCTAAATTCGCTAAACCTACTGAATAGATATATTTCTAACTATCATTATGATAGCTTATATTTGAATTCAATAAAGGTTATATGGCATGTATTTCATAGTAGAAACTATAGAACAATTTCAAAAAATGAGCCCAGTGGACGAATGTTTCGTTCACATAATTACGGGCAATGATAAATTCCACCCGAAATTATCGTATCCAAGTCTATTATATTATAATGATGGCAGTAAAGGATATATATTTCCATTAAAACATTCAGAAGCTTTTTCTCTTGATTTTAAATTAGTAGAAGATTTTTTATCTAAACATAAAATGATTTATCTTATAGATAAAAAATATCATTCTTATTATTTAAATTTAACTAATACAGTAGATATTAATTTTATATATATTGATCAAACAAATAATTATGAAGCATTTGATTGTGAAACTTTATTGCAACATAATTATTATTCAAAATTTTCTAATCTATCTTATATAAATGAGATTATTCCAATTTCAAAGCACTATGAAAAATGTCAATGTCTTTATGATATTGTAAAAATTTATTTCGGCTTAGAAGCTGATACGCACTTTCAAGATAGATTAGTATCTGCTTATAAAAAAGTTGAGCAAAATTCAATTAAAATAGATAAAGAAAAATTTTCTTTAAAATATGAAATAATTAATCCATTATTTTCAAAACATAAAGAAACAATCTATTCTTATTATAATTTATATAATTTAACTGGGCGTCCTACAAATTCTTTTAATGGAATTAATTTCTTAGCAATACCAAAAGAAAAGGAATTTAGAGAGTGTTTTATTCCAAAAAATAGTTATTTAGTAGAATTCGATTTTGATGCTTATCATTTAAGATTAATAGGAAAATTAATTGGTTATGAGTGGCATCAAGAATCCATACATACATTTTTAGGAAAGTTATATTTTAATAAAGAAGAATTAACAGATGAAGAATATTCTGAATCAAAAACTATAACTTTTAAACAGCTATACGGTGGAGTTAATAAAAAATATAAGCATATTGAATTTTTTGCTAAAATAGATGCTTATATAGAAGATTTATGGGAAAATTACAAAAGACAGAGAGCCATATCTTTACCCACAGGAAGAATTTTAAAATACAATTCAGAAATGAATAAGCTTAAGCTATTTAACTACGTTATTCAAAACCAGGAGACTCTGGCCAACGTATCTAAAATAGAGCGTATAAACCAATACTTAGAAGAAAAGAAGCTAAGGACGAAGCTCGTATTGATCACCTATGATTCTTTTTTACTAGACTTTAGCGCTAATGATGGAAAAAAAACTTTACTAGCACTAAAAACTATTTTAGAAGAAGATGGCATGATCGTAAAACACAAACACGGATTGAATTATTCATTTTTAAACTAAACTTAATATTTATAAATAATGGTTATGCACGGATTTAAAGACATAGAACTAACCCAAGAACTGCTGATGAACAAACTATTTTGTAGTTTTGCTACGAAAGATAACTTAGATGATAGGTTACAAGAGATAAATAAACAGTACAAAATAATGTACGGAAAAATATTCGTTTTAGAATCACCTGATTCAGATGAATACATGTGTACTTATAATATAGAATTAGAAGGATCCACTGCTAAAATTTTAAGTAATACTATTTTATTACATAGAAAAAAAGAATCTAATACGCTGTATACAATTAATGCTTTAAATACATTAATCAAATCTTTAAATGGTGGTATTTTAGATACCAAATATGTAATCTCTTGGAAAGATTATAAAAATTCAATTTTATTAACCCAAGGAGATGAATTAAGAAGACTAAATACTTCAATTTACAAAATAATAAATGTAGAACTCGAAAATTAGATTTTTTCTATATCCCAATTAGTTTATATTTAATCAAAATAATATATAGTTATGGACATTTCTGCTCTAAAGCAAAGACTTGCCACGCTTCAAAATCCAAGAGGCGGACAGTCATCAGGCCTAGCAAAAACGCTATGGTCACCTACAGTAGGTAAACACAATGTACGCATCGTTCCTTCGATGTACAGTAAATCAAACCCATTTAAAGAGTTATTATTTCATTATGGAATTGGTAACAAAAACACTATGATCTCTTTAAGCAATTTTGGAGAAAAAGATCCCATTGTTGAATTTTCTCAAGGCTTAAGAAAATCTTCTGTTAAAGAAGATTGGCAATTAGCTAAGAAATTAGAACCAAAAATGAGAATCTACGTTCCTGTAATTGTTAGAGGAGAAGAAGATAAAGGTGTACTTTTATGGGGATTTGGTAAGCAAGTTTACATGGATTTATTGGCTTTGATCGAAGATGAAGATGTAGGAGATTTTACAGATCCAGTTCAAGGTCGAGATATTATTATCGACGTGCAAGGAAAAGAAACTACTGGTTTATCTTACAATACATCTAGTGTACGTGTAAGAACAAAAATTAGCGCGTTATCTGATGATGCTGCAAAAGTTAAACAGTGGTTGACTACACAACCAGATCCAATGACGCAATTCAAAAAATACTCTTATGAAGAAATGAAGAGCGCATTGATGTCTCATTTAAATCCTGAAGAAGATCTTAAAGAAAACGTTGATTCGGTTGAAGTTAAGACTGAAACAGTCGGTGATTTACCTTGGGAAAAAGAGGAAACTCCAACTCAGGAAACTCCAACTCCTAAATTTTCACTGAGCACGAAGAAAACGGACGTCGATGCAAAAATCGATGAATTATTTTCATTTTAATTACTAACCCTCCCTAAAAAGAGGGTTTTTTAAACACATTTAGTTATGGCAAAAGCTTTAAACAGCAAAATATCATCTGCGATCAAGTCAGAGTTTAATTTGGATAAATTTAAAAAAGCAAAGAATTTATCTTCAACTTCTGTAAAATTTAAGGAACCTACATGGATTCCATTATCATCAGCATTTCAAGATTCATTACAAATTCCAGGAATTCCAATCGGTCATATTACTCTATTAAGAGGTCACTCAGATACTGGTAAAACTACCGCATTATTGGAAGCAGCAGTTAACGCACAAAAGATGGGCATATTACCAGTATTCATTATCACAGAGATGAAATGGAGTTGGGAACATGCTAGAGAAATGGGATTACAGTTCGAAGAAGTGGCAGACAAAGATGGAGTGGTTAGCGATTACAGTGGATTTTTTGTATACATAGATAGGGAAAAATTAAATTGTATTGAAGATGTAGCATCTTTTGTATTGGACATTTTAGACGAACAAAAGAAGGGTAATTTACCATACGATCTTTGTTTCTTTTGGGATTCGGTTGGATCAATTCCTTGTAAGATGTCTATCGAAAAATCAACAAATAATAATGAATGGAACGCAGGAGCAATGTCCCAACAATTTGGGAATTTCGTTAATCAAAAAATCGTAATGTCAAGAAAGGAAAGTCAACCTTATACTAACACTCTTGTTGCGATTAATAAAGTTTGGGTTGCAAAAGCAGAACATATTATGGGTCAACCAAAGATGAAGAACAAAGGTGGAGATACGATGTTCTTTGATTCTTCAATGATAATTACCTTTGGAAATGTAACAAATGCAGGAACTAATAAAATCAAAGCTAGTAAAAATGGCAAAGATGTTGAATTTGCAAAAAGAACGAAACTATCTTGTGATAAAAATCACATCACGGGTGTTACAGCCGCTGGTAAATTAATTATGACTGTGCACGGATTTATAGATGATAAACCTTCGGCATTAGAAAAATATAAGAAGCAGTATTCACATCAGTGGCTACAGGTATTGGGTTCATCAGATTTTGACATCATTGAAGAACAAGATGCAGATGCAAAAGATATTTTCGAAACATCAGAAAATGAATAAAATTGGAAGATAGATATAAACAAATGTTGGAGTCCCTTAGTGATACAAAAATAATAGAAAAGGAAACACCTTTAAAATTAAATGATAGGGTTTTAATCATAGATTCATTAAATGCTTTTATAAGATCATTTACTATCATTAATCATATAAATAAACATGGTCATCATATTGGAGGGCTTACAGGATACCTAAAATCTTTGGGTTACGCTATCAATCTAATTAGACCTACCAGAGTGATTTTAGTGTTCGATGGGCAAGGTGGAAGTACTAATAAAAGGTATTTATTTCCTGAATATAAAGCTAATAGAGGGTATCGCAGAGTGACTAATTGGGATCTGTTTGAATCTCAAGAGCAGGAAGCAGAATCAATTACTAATCAAATTCTTAGACTAATAGACTATCTTAAGTGTTTACCAGTTGATTTATTGTCAATTGATAAGATTGAAGCGGATGATGTAATTGGATGTTTAGCGAATAAATTACATGGAGAAATTACGATTGTATCAAGCGACCGAGACTATTTACAGCTTGTGAATGATAAGATTACTGTATATTCTCCTATCAAGAAAAAGTTTTATCAAGCAAAACAGATTTTAGAAGAGTATGGAGTTACACCTCAAAACTTTTTAAATCAAAAAATTCTTTTAGGTGATTCAGGAGATAATGTACCTGGAGTTAAAGGAGTTGGAATTAAAACGGTCACTAAATTATTTCCAGAATTAGCTGATGAAGAAATATCTAAATTAGAAGATCTGATAATTAAATCACAAAATGGAAAAGGAAAAGCATTTAAAAGTATTGCAGAATTTGCGTATCAGTTAAGAATCAATGAAAAATTAATGGATCTAAAAAATCCAAATATTCCTGAAGATTCACTAATAGAAATAGAATATGTTTTGGAAAATCCTAATAAAATATTTAGACCAAAAGAGTTTTCAGAATTATATGAAGAAGATGATTTAGGAAAAAGTATAAATAATCTTCAAATATGGTTGTTTGAAAAATTTTCACAACTTTCAAAATATAAATAAGTTATGGCAGTATTAAGTACATTACAGAGTTACGGAAACGGATTTCAAATAAAAGTTTTATCTAGTTTATTAAAGCACAAAGAATTTTTACAAAATATTAATGATGTATTATCCACAGAGATGTTCGATAATCCAGCTCATAAATGGATAGTGGCAGAAATTCTTAGGTACTATTATAAGTATCACACAACACCTTCACCCGAGTCGTTACAAGTAGAAGTAAAGAAAATAGACAATGAAATATTAAAGGTTAGTATTGTAGAACAATTAAAAGAATCTTTAAAAGCTACTAATGATGATAGAGAATATGTTGAACAGGAATTTGCAAATTTTTGTAAGAATCAACAATTAAAAAACGCTATTTTAGAATCAGTTAAGTTACTAGAGAAAGGGGAATACGACGACATTAGACACATCATCAACACCGCATCAAAAGCAGGTCAAGACAAAACTATAGGTCACGAATATGAAAAAGATGTAGAGACTAGATATAGACAAGAACAAAGATCACCAGTTCTAACTCCATGGAATAATTTAAACGAGCTGTTAATGGGCGGTTTGGGTGTAGGAGATCTAGGATTAATATTCGGGAATCCTGGAGGAGGAAAATCTTGGATGCTAGTTAACTTAGGTGCTATTGCGGTAATGTCCGGATTTAATGTTGCTCATTATACATTAGAACTTTCTGAAGATTATGTAGGAAAAAGATACGACGCTTTATTTACAGGAATAGACGCTCAACAGATACATTTACACAGGGATAAAGTAGCAGAAGCTATATCTAAATTAACGGGTAAATTGATTATTAAAGAATTTCCAATGGGAAAAGCATCGCCTAATACAATTGAATCTCACATTCAAAAATGTAGAGATTTAGGTTACCCTCCAGATTTAGTTATTATTGACTATGTTGATTTATTAAAAAGCAAAACAAGATCTATAGATCCTAAAGACGCCATTGATGATGTGTACACGGCTATTAAAGGTATGGCAAGAGAATTAAAAGTTCCTGTATGGACTGTATCACAAGTAAATAGAATGGGCGCAAAAGACGATGTTATTGAAGGAGATAAAGCAGCAGGATCCTATAATAAGATGATGATTGCAGATTTCGCAATGTCGCTATCTAGGAAGCGTCAGGATAAAGTTAATGGAACTGGGCGTATACATATTATGAAAAATAGATACGGCGGAGATGGTATGACTTACAGCGCTAAAGTGAATACTCACTGTGGTAAGATTGAGATAGATAAAAATGAAATGGATGAAGATGACCTTGTATTTGATAGTGGAATCAATCAAAATGGACCTCCTAGAACTCAATTGACCAATAAATCCTCATTTACACCAGAAGAAAGAAACCATTTAAATCAAAAATTTTATGAATTATCTTCCAGTATTTAATTGTATTTTATTAAAAGACATCATATTTATTAGAACAAAACAGACATTATGAGTTTCTTTTTAATAGATTTATTTAAAAAAGCCAAAAAAGGCGACGCCTACAGAGCTCCTGAAACGCCTGATAGATATGCAGATAAGATAGCCGCAGCAAATGCTGGTGGTTTAAGTGCTAGTACAAATACTAAAGTTACTACCGCTAATTTATCTAAAATTACTGCAACATTTATTCCTGGAGATAATAATCTAGGTAAGATTCCTGGTGCTTAATTAAATTAGAAAATTTTATTGACTTTCCATTATAGAGTAGCATTATGTGCTCTAATGGCTAGTCTATTTTATAACCTTAAAACAAAAATAATGTCTATATTTGATAAAAGAGTGGCATTTAAACCATTCGAATACCCTGAACTTTACGACTTCGTCGACGCAATTAATCACAGTTATTGGATTCATACAGAGTATTCTTACGATTCAGATATACAAGACTTTAAAGTTAATTTAAATAAAGTAGAGAAAAATGCAGTTAAAAACGCAATGTTGGCCATTTCTCAAATAGAGGTTAATGTTAAAAGATTTTGGAGCAATTTATATACGCAATTTCCTAAACCTGAATTTGATGCGTTAGGAAATACGTTTGGAGAATCTGAAGTTAGACATAGTAGGGCTTATAGTCATGTGTTAGAATTACTAGGTTTCAATGACGCATTCGATAGTTTAATAGAAAATCCTGTAATTCAAGGAAGAATCGATTATCTTGCAAAATATTTAAAAAATGCAGGATCAAATAATAAAGAGCTTTATACACTTACACTGACACTATTTTCTCTCTTTGTAGAGAATTGTTCTTTATTTAGTCAATTTTACATTATTAAATCTTTCAATAAACAAAAAAATACTTTTAAAGGCATTGATAATGTTATTCAAGCTACAATGAAAGAAGAAAAATTACACGCTTTAGCTGGCGCTTATATTATTAATCTAATTAAAAAAGAAAATCCGGATTGGTTCAACGAAGATTTTTATAAAACGATTGAAAGAGCATGTAAAAAAGCATACGCTGCTGAAGAAAATATTATTGATTGGATCTTTGAACTCGGAGAATTAACTTTTTTATCTAAAGAAATTGTATTAGAATTCACTAAGAACAGATTTAATGAATCTTTAAAAATGATAGGCGCGAATCCTATATTTGAAATTAATAAAGAGTTATTAAAAGATTCTGAATGGTTTAATTTAGAAGTAGATAGTGAAACTCATACAGATTTCTTTCATAAAACTCCAACAGCTTATCAAAAGAAAGCGCAAGCCATCACAGAAGAGGATATTTTTTAACATAATATAAACAATAAAGTAAATGAAGATTAGGTGGCTAAACAAGTACTCTAAATCATTTCTGGAAAAGGATTATCTCCTTCCAGGACAAACAGTACAAGAAAGATTAAAAGTAATTGGGGATGCAGCTCAAAACATTTTGGGAATAGACGGATATAGTGAAAAATTACAACAGTACATAGCCAATGGTTGGATTAGTTTAAGTACTCCTATGTGGACTAATTTTGGCACAGATAGAGGATTGCCAATTAGTTGTTTTGGTGTTTATGTGGATGATAGTGTTGAAAGCATTTTGTCATCAGTTGCAGAAATTGGAACTATGAGCAAATATGGTGGTGGAACTTCTGGTTATTTTGGGGCTTTAAGAGGTAGAGGAAGTGCTATTACAAATAATGGCCATAGTAATGGATCTAAAGCATTTTTGGAATTATTTCAATCGTGTGCTCAATCAATGAATCAAGGTTCGGTTAGACGTGGATATTTTTCTGCTTACCAAGATATTGATCACCCAGATTTCGAAGAGTGGTTAAATATTAGAGCAGAAGGAGATCCAATTCAGCATATTACTTGGGGAGTTTGTGTTTCTGATGCTTGGTTGGAAGCAATGAAAAGCGGAGATGCTAAAAAAAGAAAAATTTGGGCAAAAGTAATTCAAAAGAAATTTGAAACTGGTTTACCATATATTTTCTTTACAGACAATGCAAATAATCACGAGTCAACTCCTGAGGTATATAGGGGTCAAAATAAGCTTAAAGCTTCTCAAATGTGCACAGAAATTATGTTACCATCAGATAATGAAAATTCTTTTGTTTGTGATTTAGGTTCTATGAACGATTTCTATTTTGAAGAATGGAAAGATACTGACTGTGTAGAGGTTTTAACTTTCTTATTGGACGCTGCAATGACAGAATTTATTGATAAAGCTTCTAAAGTAAAATTTTTATCAAGAGCTGTTAATTTTTCAAAAAAACATAGAGCATTAGGAATTGGAAGATTAGGATATCATTCTTTATTACAGGGTAAAATGATTCCTTTTGAAAGTTTAGAAGCAAGGAATTTAAACATCGCGATTCAAAAAAATATACAAGAGAATTCATTAAAAGCCTCAGAAAAATTAGCAAAATTATTTGGTGAATGCGAAATGACAAAAGGATTGGGTAGAAGAAATACAACAACTCAAGCAATTGCACCAACGACTTCTTCAGCATTTATTATGCAAGTTTCTCAAAGCATAGAACCTTGGATGAGTAATTATATGATCAAAGATTTATCTAAAGGAAAGTACATTATTAAAAATGTGTTTTTAGAAAAATTATTAGAATCAAAAGGTAAAAATACTGACGAAATTTGGGAAAGCATTCAAAAACAGCAGGGAAGTATTTTACATTTAGATTGTTTAACAGAAGAAGAAAAATTAGTATTTAAGACTGCTAGAGAAATTTCTCAAACAGAAATTATTATACAAGCATCTCAAAGACAAAAATACATAGATCAAGGTCAATCTTTAAATTTATTTATTACAGCTGACACAAAAGCAAAAGAAGTAAATGAATTGATGTTATTGGCACATAAAATGGGAATAAAATCTTTGTACTATCAACATAATATTTCAAGCGCGTCGGAATTTGCTAAAAAATTTACTTATTGTGTGTCCTGTGAATAGTCACAGAAATTAAAAATAGCAATCGTATTCAAGTTTTATTTATATTACAGTTATGACATTAGAAAATTTTTATTTGATAATTATTGTGGCACTTATGATGTTACAAATATACCAATTTAAATTAATTGGTGAAATTAAAAAAGATGCCAACCAAATTTGGGATCAGATGGCAATAATTAGCATGATTATGTCTAAAGTTTTAGGTGACACTGTTAATAAGAAAAAACAAGAATCAAATGCAGAAGATACAAAAATCTAAAGGTCTTGGCGATACAGTCGCTAAAGTCACTAAATTTTTTAAGTTAGATATTTTAGCAGAAAAAATAGCGCATTTATTTGGAAAAGAAGATTGTGGCTGCACAAGAAGAAAGGACACACTAAATAAGTTGGTTCCTTATAAGAAAAAATAGTTTATGGAAAAAAGTTATGTTTTAGTTAATACAAAGGAACTCGTGCAAGAAATGGCACGACATATATTAGAGAATGATCTAATAGCATTCGATACAGAGACCACATCCTTAAATCCAAGAAAAGGAGAAATTATAGGTTGGTCAGTTTCAGCCCAAATTGGTAAAGGTTATTATCTTCCTACAAAATTATTCGAAAATAACGAATTAATAGATCACGTAATAGATTCAACATCTACATATTTCATTTCTCAAAAAATGATTAGCATGTTAGTTGGTAAAAAACTAATTATGCACAATGCTTCATTTGACTGTAGATTTACAAAAAATTATTTTAATGTAGATTTACTGCCTTCTTTATATGCTGATACAATGTTATTAGTGCACACAGTAAATGAAGAAGGCGCTGGATTTGGATCCAATTCTCCGTTTGGTTTAAAAAGTATAGCCAAATCAATTCAAACAGAACTTGGATTAGACATAGAGAAAGCGGCCAATGAAGAACAGATTATATTGAAAGAATCCATCAAAAAAAATGGCGGATCAATTACAAGAGATAATTATGAAATTTGGAAAGCAGATATAGAAATTTTGTCTGAATATGCAGCGGCCGATACAGATTTAACACTTAGAGTATACAATCACTTTATAAAAGATCTTTATGATCAAGAACTTGATAAATTCTTTTTTGAAGATGAAGTAATGCCTTTGTACAAAGAAGTTACAATTCCTATGGAAGAAAAGGGTGTAAGATTGGATATGGATTTAATTCTCAAAACCCAAGAAGAAGTTACCCAAGCTCTTGAGGATCACAAGAAGAAGGTCGTTGATGAATTGCTTAGTAATGCTGAGGTTAAGTATTGGATCATGCTAAAAGCTGCCGATGCGTTCCCTGCGAATAACCGAGGCACATTTGCAGTAGAATTAATTAATAGAAGTGGAATAGATTTTCCAAAGTCAGAAAAAACGGGTAAATATAACATCACCAATTCTAACATTCTTAAAATAGAAGCGGGACCTTTAAAAGAATTCTTATTACACGGAGATAAACAAATCTTAGATCCTGATGATGTTACTAAAATTCAATTAAAACTTTGGAAAGAGTCCAATGATGGGGATTGGTTTAACATACAATCTAAAGATCAGATGGGTGAAATTGCTTTTGGAGCTTTGGGCATAAAACACAAATCGACCACAAAAACAGGAAAGCCACAATTTGACGACGATGTAATTCAAATTATCGGAGACACTGAAGAATGGGCAAAGAATTTAAGAATATATAATAAGTTATTAAAAATTAAGTCTACATACGTAGAAAGATTTTTGGGTAATCAAGAAAACGGTCGATACTATTTTAGTTATAAGCAACACGGTACTGTATCAGGAAGATACGGATCAGATGCACAACAATTACCTCGACCAAAAGAAGAGGGCGATGACGATCCAATAGTTATCGAATACAATAATAGAGTAAGAGCGTTCTTTATTCCTGACGAACATAACGTATTCATTGACGATGACTACGAATCATTGGAACCGCATGTATTTGCTCACGTTTCCGGAGACGAAGGCTTAAAAGATATTTTTAGAAATGGATGGGATTTTTATTCAACCATTGCGATAAAGACAGAAAAACTAAATGAATATTCTCCAGATAAAAAAGCAGATAACTATCTAAGAAAGCTAGCACCAAAATTAAGAAATAAAGCTAAAGCTTACGCTCTCGGTATACCTTATGGTATGGGCGCGTATGCATTAGGAAAAAATATAGAAGTGCCTACGAAAGAAGCTAAAAAATTAGTTGAAGGTTATTTGTCTGGATTTCCTGAATTAGAGAAGTGGATGAGACGATCAGAAGATGATGCAAGAACTTTGGGATACGTTAAAACACAGGTTGGTAGAATTAGACATTTACCAAAAGTAAAAGCCATCTATGAACAAATTGGAGATGCTATGTTGGATTACAACACAAAAAAACAAATGTCTTATTCTCATGGTGAAGATTTTATTAAAAGCATTTCTAGGGATTTTATAAATGGATTAAACAATAGTAAAAATTATCAGATACAAAGTTTATCTGCTTCTATCGTAAACAGAGCAGCTATACAAATTAATAGAAGATTTAAACAGAATAATATAGTTGGATGGGTTTGCGCGCAAATACACGATCAGCTTATAATCGAAGTAGAAATTTCAAGATCAGAAGAAGCGATGTTTATAGTTCAAGATTGTATGGAAAATACTACAAAATTAACATTAGATTTAAAAGCAGTTCCTGTATTGGCTAAGAACTTCAGAGATGGACACTAAAAAATTAAATTTTTTTATAAATGCTAGTTTGCGTATATTTATTAGAAATAATAGGTACTTAGTAGGCCTTTAGTTATAAAAAATAAACATAAACCGTTCACCAAAAGGGAACACAAAACTAAACCATGGCGATAGTATATCAGCATAAAAGAAAAGATACTGGAGAGATATTCTATGTGGGAATAGGAAAAGAAGAGAGTAGAGCTTATGAATATGGTAGAAATTATCTATGGCAAAAAATTGTAGATGAAACTGAATATGATATTGAAATAACTCATAGAGATATTATTTATGAAGAGGCTTGTTCAATAGAAAAATATATCATAGCTTTTTGGGGAAGAAAAAATTTAGGACTCGGTCCATTAACCAATTTAACGGATGGCGGAGATACAACAGAGGGATATAGACATACAGAAAACACAAAAGAAAAAATAAGCAATACATTAATTGGCTTTAAACACTCTCAAGAATCAATTCAAAAAATTGCGGATTCTCATAAAGAAGCGCCATTATCTAATTATCATAGATACAAAATAAGTATCGGAAATTCAAATAAGCCAAAATCAAACGAACATAGAAAATCATTAAGTTTTGCTAAATTAGGAGTAAAACATAAGATTGTGATTTGCCCGTGTTGTAATAAAAGCGGGGGAATAGTTAATATGCATAGATATCATTTTGAAAATTGTAAATACATAAAAAAATGACACGTAAATCGGTCACTAGTTATATAATAATTATTTATTAATCGCTCACTAAAAAGGAGCACAAATTTTAAAACTATGATAATACAAAAATCATTTGAATTGGACAATTTTGACCTATTATGGCGAGATCTTTTCGACACACAATCAAATTTCTCTGCAATTACGCAGAAAGTAACACACCCAGTAGACATTTACGAAACCGAAGACGGAATTCAATTTGAAGTTGCCGCTGTAGGACTTAATCAAGAAGACATAGAAATTTTAACCGAAGGAGATTTACTTCGTATTCGTTATGATGGTAAACAAAATAATGATAAATCCCCCATTTATAAGGGAATTAAAAGATCAGGATTCGACCTTAGTTGGAAAATTTCTAGTAAATTTGAATTATCTAAACTAACTGCTTCTTTAGATAAAGGATTGTTGATTCTAAACATTCCTATTGCAGAAGGTAAAGCAACAAAGAGAATAGAAATTACAACTCCAAAACAATTATTAAAAGGTTAAAATAAGCCTACTAAGTACCTAAGTTATGTTTTCAATTTGCAAAAATTTCATTAAAGTAAATGATGATCTTTTTCTTGTAAAAAGAACGTTTAAAGAAGAAGACATTAAAAATCTCGATTTAGCTAAAGAACTATTAGGAACTCCTCACGTTTTTAGAAATAACGGATTATTTTATTTTACTGAAAAAATAGAAGAACTAGAATTAATCACAGAATAAATAATATGAGTAAATTAAATCCAAAAAATGGTTTCGCTATATTGAAACCGATAGAAGAACAAGAACAGACTTACGGAAATATCGTAATTCCTGATCTTGGAAAAGAACGTCCTGAAATGGGGGAAGTTATAGCAGTAAGCCAAACTTATAATTGGCACCGTGGAGAATACGTAGATTCTCAATTTGAAATTGGACAAAAAGTTCTAATTCCAAAAATGGGAACTATGAAAACCACAGTAGAAGGAGAAGATTATTTTATCACAAAAGACACAGAAATTCTATCTGTAATAGAAGACTAAAATTATGAGTAAAACACAATTCATTAAAGGACAAGAATTAAAAGAAAAATTATTCGCAGGAATTGAAAAATTAAATACTGCAGTTAGCTCTACATTAGGACCAGGAGGTAGAACTGTTTTAATTAAAGATTCAAACGGAGAAATTAAAGCTACAAAAGATGGAGTTTCCGTTGCAAAATCATTTGGAGAGTTGGAAGATCCAATTGAAACTATTGGTGCGACTTTAGTGAAACAAGTATCTATTAAATCTGCAGACGAAGCAGGAGATGGTACAACAACATCTACTTTATTAGCAACTAAAATTGTTGAAGAAGGATTAAAAAATATCCGTCAGGGTACTAATGCGGTTGAGATTAAATCAGGTATTGATGAAGCAGTAGAATTTATTATTAACGAAATTAAAAATAAAGCAGAAGACGTTTCATCTCAAGCACAAATTAAGCAAGTAGCAACTATTTCAGGAAACAATGATGAAGAAATTGGTAATTTAATTTCTACTGCGATTGAAAAAGTTGGTCGTGAAGGAGTTGTTACTATCGAAGAATCTAAAACTGGAGAAACTAGTTTGGAAGTCGTTGAAGGTATGCAATTTGATAGAGGATTTAAATCACCTTATTTTGTTACAAACAATACCGATATGACTGCTGGCTTAGAAAGTCCATATATTTTATTGTATGATGGAAGAATCTCTTCGGCGCAAGAATTATTACAAGTATTAACTATTGCTAATGCTGAAAATAAATCTTTATTGATCATCTCAGAAGACATTGGAGACGAAGCTTTAGCAACTCTTATCGTTAATAAAATGAGAGGAATCGTTAAAGTAGCCGCAGTTAAAGCTCCTGATTTTGGACCAAGAAAAACATTAATTTTAGAAGATATAGCAATTTTAACAGGTGGTACAGTTATTTCTAAAGATAAAGGACACAAATTAGATAAATTAACAGCTGCTCAAATTTCAAGTTTTTTAGGTAATGCGAGAATGGCTACAATTTCTAAAGAAGAAACAACAATCGTAGATGGTAAAGGTAGTGCAGATGCAATTGAACAGAGAGCTGAAGAAATTAAAGAGCAAATTGAAAAAGCAACCTCTTTCTATGAAAAAGAAAAATTACAAGAAAGACTTGGTAAATTAATTGGCGGGGTTGCAATCATTAATGTTGGAGGAAATTCAGACATTGAAATTAAAGAAAAGAAAGACAGAGTAGAAGATGCTCTATACGCAACTAAAGCAGCATTGGCCGACGGTATTGTTGTTGGAGGTGGTGTGGCTCTTTATAAAGCAGCTCAAAAATTAAAATCAACTGGATTATCTTTATCTTCTGAAATCGCCTACGGAATTGTAAAGAAAGCATGCGAAGCTCCATTTAAAACTATCTTAGCTAATACTGGAAAAGAAAATTGGTATGAAATTGCTCAAGAAGTAATGACATCGTCGAATCTTAACGCTACGTATGATGCAAAAGTTGGTAAAGTAGTAGATGCTATTGAGCACGGATTAATTGATCCGGCTAAAGTAGTAATTACTGCACTTAAAAATGCGTCTTCAGTTGCCGGAACAATTCTTACTACAGAATCGGTGATCTTTGAAAAGAAAGCAAAAGACGAAACTACCTCAGATCCGATGATGGGTATGGGTGGAATGATGTAAGTTTTAAGTGGAAAGATAAATTTCCTTAATTGAAAATAAGTAGTTATATTAGTATAAATAATAAGTTATGAAAATAGGATTAATTAGCATGCTAGGAAATGTTGGTACCACACTAAACTCTCAAGGTGGAGCGTATGGATTAATAGTAACTAGAATGCTTAAAGATAATCATCCGCAAGATGAAGTTATAGCGAACCCCGATCCAAAAGATTGGGGTTCTTTTGATATACTATACGATTGTGAAGGAGTCAATTTTGTAGCAGGATCTTTTAATATTCCTGGTGGACCACGACCCATTCACAAAGAAAAAATGCAAGCCATTGCAGACTTTAAAGGAGTGCTTAGATTCTCTGATATTATATTTGACTATAACAAATTTAATGCTAGATTAAAAATAGAAAATGTGCAATATCCAGATGTTAATCATATCTCGTGGTATAATACTTTTTTATCACAAGGATTTAAATCTAAAAAAGCAGTGATTGGAGATTCTCATGCATTATCAGTGTGGAGACCAAAACATACACTAGACTTTACTCCTGGTAGAACATTGTATGGATTTCTAAAAAGAGAATCTCCAGAATCGTATAACGAAACATTCGATGATGTTACACTATATTTTGGAAATATTGATTTAAGATTTCATTTATATAGACAACAAAATCCAGAAGGCGCAACAAAAGAATTATTTGAAAGATACATTGATTTTGCAAGACAATTAAAAAATCCTACTTTAGTAGAACCTTTACCAATCGAGCATGAATCAAGAAAAATTCCTGGTACAGGATTATATAAAAAGCAACCATTCTTTGGATCAAGAAATGAAAGAATGCGATTAAGACAAGTTGCAGTAGACGTATTAAGAAATTCTGGTTTTCCATTAATACAATGGCCAGAAGAATGGATAGACGAAGATGGTACTAAAATGCTAGATATTCTAGAGTCTAAAAGTTCAGTGCATTTAAAACCGAAGAATTATCCATTTTTAAAAGAAATACTATGACATTTGAAATTACAACAGATGTAAGAAATAAAGACATTCCAGAAGGAATGAGTGTAGAACAGGCTAAACAATATTATTTAGATATGTACGGAACAGGATTTGTTTCGAGAATGCCTAAAGTAATAATAGAACCATTTGAAGATAAGTTTATTGTTCGATGTGATTTATCTTTAGCAGGATTTAAAGCGTTTGCTGCAGAAAAAGTAATCGCAGAATGTCCTAAAGATACGTTTGTTTACGTAGCACCAAGAGTTGGTCACGCACCCGAAGCAATTGCGAATTTAGCTCAATTATATGGTAAAAAATGTGTATTCTTTGCTCCTGCTTCAAAAGAAGTTTCAAAGCATCAAGCAGTTGTAATGGCTTACGGAGCTGATCTAAGATTTGTTAAAACTCCTGCGATGCCGACAATTAATATTTACGCTAAAAGATGGGCAGAAAAAAATAATGCTCAATATTTAAATTTTGGTTTATCAGGAATTCCAGCAGTAACAGCCGGAATTGTAAATTTTGCTAATGGTATTCCAGAACCACCAGAATTTTGGTGTGCAGTATCAACAGGAACTATGATCAGAGGTTTACAAATTGGTTGGCCAAATGCTAAACCTTACGGTGTTGCGGTTGCAAGAAATATAAAGAAAGGCGAAATTGGTAGAGCGATTTTAGAAAGCGCAACAATACCATTTTTAAAACCGCTTAAAGCAGAATTACTTCCTCCGTTTCAAACAACTGCCACCTATGATGCCAAAGCATTCGATGTATTCAGAAGAAAAGCAAAAGCGGGTGCTTATTTTATTAATGTTGGTGCTGACGCTCAAATAGAAAAAAGAGTTAAAGAAGTAGATATGAAATCAGTAGATTCTCAAAGGGCTTGGGGAGATATGAGAGATTTAGAAAGAGCATAAAATAATGTAATATGCAAATAGGAACTATAATAATATCTGAACCATACATACAATCTGACTATGATGTATCTAAAAAAGTTTTATATATAATGGAATCTAATATTAGAAGAATGAAGCATATGATAGATAATGGATTTTATGTAAGTGAATATTCAGAAAAAGCATGGCAACAATTTAAAGCATTAAACGTATAATATGGCAACAGTAAAAAAACAAAGTATTTTACAACAAGCGCATGAAATAGTTTTTGAAAGAAATGAAGAGAAAGAACGCATGTACGGTGACTTTATAGAAGGCATGGAACAAACCGCCAGAATCGCATCAGAGATGTCCAGGAAAGAAATAACTACACAAGATGCTTATAATGTATTAATAGCATTAAAGCTATCCAGAGCGTCTTGGAATTACAAACAGGATAACTATTTAGACGCTTTAGCATACATGGCGTCATTAGATCAGTATTTAAACACAAAAAATAAAATAAAATGACAGTAGAAGAAAAAGCAGCAATTTATGATCAAATAGATCAATTTTTATCAGAATGTTATGAAGTAGATGAACAAGGAAATCCACTTGATGAAGATATGGATTTAATTGTAATTGGTGAAGGAGTTGCTAATATAATGGGATATCTTTAAAATAAATAATATGTGCGTAGTATCAATGATAGGTGATCATTATAATCATAAATGGAATCAGCCTAATTATCAACAATATTTTACAAATATACATAACATTAGCAGAGAAGAATTTAATACTCTTAAAAAAGAAGTTGAAGAAATGAAACAGCTTCTTATAAAAGCTAAAATTTATGATGAAAAAAATAATGAACCTAATTGTGAAATAGAGAACAAAATTGCAACTCTAAAAAAAATAGCGGAATTAATGGGTGTAAATCTTAATGATGTTTTTAAAGAAAAATAAATAATATGAATGAATTAGTTTCAAATGATGGTCAACTATTTGTTAAATTAGACCGAACAGATGTATTACACATCGATGCCGGAAATTCTCCAGGTATGACTACGTATAAAGGAAAATTAAATTGGGAAGTAGAATATAATTATTTTTTAAAACCTGGTACAGGATCTTTGGTTTTAAAAGTACCATTAACAGTATCTGATGAAGATATGATGAATAACTATACAAATTATATAATACACTAATATGGAAATAAAACCAAAAGAAAGGACTTTGCATTTCGCAAAACAAGTAGATCAAGATAGTATTAATCTTTTAACTAAATCTATTTTAGAAATTAATGAAGACGATGAGTATTTAATAAAGTTAGCAGGTATTAACGATTTAGTATACATTCCAAAACCCATTAAGATTTATATTGATTCTTACGGTGGAGCAGTGTATCAAATGTTTGGTTTATTGGGTGTGATAGAAAAATCAAAAGTACCAATACACACAATTGTAACAGGTTGCGCAATGAGTTGTGGATTCATGATCTCTATAACTGGACATAGACGTTTTGCTTATGATAAAGCTACTTTCTTATATCATCAAGTAAGTACAGGTTTTTGGGGAAAAGCTAAAGACATGGAAGAAGACTTAGCTGAAATGCTTCGTTTACAAAAAATGATCGAAGATCAAACATTAGCAAAAACAAAATTAACAAAAAAACAATTAAAAGAGTGTTACGATGGTAAGAAAGATTGGTCTTTCAATGCAGAAGAAGCATTATCATATCAAATAATTGATGAAATAATATAATATGGAAATTTTAATTATTATTGGATATTTCTTTTTTACAACTTTTGCAATTTTTGGATTAATTAATTTTTTACATAATAGAAAAATAGACATGAATTTAACAAACGAATTTTACTCAATTAGAGAATGGGCACAAGATAAAGGCATTTATGATAAAGGAGATGCAAAGACTCAATACATTAAATTATTAGAAGAAACAGGTGAATTGGCGAAAGCAATTCTAAAAGAAGACGAAGAAGAATTTGTAGACGCTATTGGTGATTGTGTGGTAGTACTTACCAATCTTGCTAAATTAAAAGGGTATAATATTGAAGATTGCATTAACTCTGCTTACGAAGTTATTGCTAAGAGAAAAGGAACCATGCAAAACGGAAGTTTTGTTAAAGAATCTTAATATGACAAAACAAAAAAGATTAGACATTGTTTTTTTAAACATAGCGAAAGAAGTATCTGCTCTATCTCACTGTGTTAGAGCTAAAGTTGGTTGCGTTATTGTTAAAGACGGTAACGTAATTAGCTTTGGTTATAACGGCACTCCTACTGGAATGGATAATTGTTGCGAAGATAAGTTGCGTATGAATGGCGATGAAGGAGGTTGGATCGATCCAGAAACCATTGAAGCTCAATACCCTTTTGAAGATGATCATGGAAGGTACAGATTATTTTCTAAACCCGAAGTATTACACGCAGAATCAAATGCAATTCTTAAAGCAGCAAAAATGGGGTTTTCTACTAACGAAGCCACTATGTATTTAACTCTTTCTCCATGTATTGATTGCGCGAAACTTATTCTGCAATCGGGAATAAAAAAAGTTATATATTCTGAATTATTCTATCGAGATAATGGTAGTGTAGAATTTTTAAAACAATTTATTGAAGTAGAACACTATGAATTTTAGTAACGCAACAGAAGCATTCGAATGGTTATTTCATCACATAGATATAGCTGGAGAAAGTTTCGCAGGCACAAAAGCAGTATTTAATCAATCTTTCATTTTATTAGATCCTCAAGATAAAATCATTACTACTCCTGAAAGAAAGTTCAATTTAGAATACGCAGAGTTTGAATGGAATTGGTATTTAAAAGGCAATCGCGATGCATCAGAAATTGCAGAAAGAGCAAAGATATGGAAACAGATGATGATTCCTGGCACCACAGAAGTCAATTCTAATTACGGATATTTTTGGAATTATAACGATCAACTAAAAAGAGTCGTAGAAGATCTTAAATCTAATCCAGAAACAAGAAGAGCAATCGTAGTACATTATTTGCCACACGAAATAGATCGGTACAAATACGATACTCCTTGCAACGATGTATTAAATTTCTACATTAGAAATAATAGATTAGATCTAACAGTATTCGCAAGAAGCATAGATTTAGTTTTTGGTTTTTGTAATGACCAATTTACTTTTGCAAAATTAATGGAGAAAGTAGCTTATGAATTAAAAATCCCGGTTGGAGAAATGAATTGGCTGATTACCAATCTCCATGTATACCCAAGACATTATAACTTACTAGAAAAATAAATTTTTTTAGCATACTATTATTGAGTATATTTAACATATAAATAAAAGTTATGCAAGCATTCTGCGACCGAGAATTTCTCGAAGATCAATTATCACGTCTTACCCAAAAGAGTTACAATAAATTTCATTGGTGGCGCAGATACGAAATTAGAAAAGAACTAGACAAAAAAACTCCCCTTTACGAAAAGATTAGAAATGGTGATTACGATCATTCTGATTACCTTTATCAAATGGAACACGAATTCTATTTGATGAAGGATAAACTAGTTGGTATTATCTATCCTGATGAGAGACATGATATTACTGGACTTTGTTTAGAACGTGCAAGAAGATTAAACGAAGATTATCAAAAGCACGAAAAGGAGCTCATGGCTAAGATCTATTCTGACTTTCGTAAAACATTCAACATTCAAAAAGAAGAACTAACCAAGATAATGGAAGACTTCGATGGCACACTATTGGACTTATACGATCACGTTAAAAAACTAAGTAAACATGAAAAAATATAGCAAATTAATTGTGCCCAAAGATTCTGCGTGGGACAATACTAGATTTCAATGGGGAAGATATGTTAATTGGAGAATTAGATATTTTTTTCAAGGAGTTTGGAACATTATTAGATGGATCCCAACAATATACAAAGATAAAGATTGGGATGATGCTTTCATTCTTATGATCTTACAAAAGAAGATAGAACACCAAAGAGCAGAATTGGTAAATGCTAATAGGCACACTGATATCGACAATGATAATTTTTGGATGACAGTGGTTCTTAATTTGATAGACAAGGAACTTAACAGTTATTACGAAACGGAAAAATATAATTTTTGTAAAATTGAAGATAGTTTCGGTGAGCCTGATCAATACGGATCAAGAGAATGGAACATGATACTTACTGAAAATCGTTTGGATGAATATCTAAATTTATATCCATCTGCTACAAGAAAAGTGATAAAAAAACACGGTAGAGAAAATGATACTGATTATCTTTCTTTATGTGTATGCATTTATAATCAAAGAAGGTGCAGAGATTTAATATTTGAAATTTTAAAACAAAAATCAGCCAATTGGTGGGATTAAAAAATAAGTTATGAAAAAAGAAATCAAAAAAGGAAATCTAAATTACGACGGATCAGGTAGAGCATACCCCGATAATCCACAAATAAAAAAATTGGAGTTGTATTTGGGAAAATAATGGTAAGTACGAAAACTATCAATCACACCCAGCAATTAAAGCACAATTATCTAATTAGGACATATTTATATGTACTATGATAAGATTTGCTAGACATAATAACAAAGACTATGTGATAGTAGATACCAATTTCATAATTAATGAATGTGACGAGACCATTGAAGTACCAATTCATATTAGAGTAGATACAACAAATATATCCAAAGATCAAAATTCGTTAGTATTTAAAAAAGCAGCATTGCTTTTTAATAGATCAATCATAATTAAAAAACAATTAAATAATACGCCAGAAAAATCATGGTGGAATAAAATTTTTAAAAACAATTAAGTATGTCAGTGTTATATTTTTCGGCCACTTGGTGTGGTCCTTGTCGGTCATTTAAACCACTATTACAACAAACTTCAGCAGAACTGGGAATTCCAATAAGTTACATAGATGTAGACGCAAATGGATCTATGGCTCAAAAATACAACGTTAGTTCAGTACCAACATTATTAATAACAGACACAACAGGAAACGTAGTAAAACGCCAGATTGGAGCTAGTTCAGGAAAACACGCACTTATACAATTTCTTTCTAGTGCTAAATAACTGTATATTTATATAAGACACAATATTACTAACCATAAAGGTTTATATGAACGCCGATGACTATAAAACAACTAAATATCCTAAAAGAGATATCACTTATGTTGGCCATGTTCTTCTTGCCATTTGGTTACGATGCCTTATTCAAATGGATTATGGATATAACTGGTTCATATTGGATCGCAGATATCGTTTTTTATTGTATTTCGGGTCTTTTCTTTACATTTTATATTTTCTCAAAATGGCTTTTAAATAAAAGATCTACAAATTAAGATATTTATATAAAACTATTTATATGCAATTTGGTATTAAACAATATTGGAGTCCTACTCCAAAGTCTGTAAGAAAAGTAGCAGATTCTTTATCTGCAGCAGCAATCGCTGTAGGTGCATTTTCATTTGTTAGTGATAATAAAACAGTAGCAGTAGCCGTTTTAATAATGGCAGGAATTGGAAAATTTATTTCTAATTTATTTGCAGAAGATCCAACTACTATTACTACTGATAGTACTACCAAATAATCATTAAACGGAGCTCCTTTTAGTTAAAGTTTATATACAATTTAAATACGCAAAATAAATCATGATAAATTTACAAGATTTATTAAAAGAGGAGTTAGAAAAGAGTGAAACTTTTTTAGAATTTTCTGGTAAAAGATTGAAGGGCGCTACAAAAATAGCAGAAGACGCAAAGAAAAAAGGTGGTCCTTCTATGTTAACTTACCAACATTTTTCTGTAAAATTGCCGTACTATAAAAAAGCAGAATCAGGAAAACTTGATATAGAAATAGCAAAAAAAGAGTACGAAAAATTAATTAAAGAATTGTCAAAAACTTCTAAAAATATAAAACTCACTCAAACTGAATTTCAGAAATTGGTAGGTAGAATAGAAGTATTGGGAGAATTAATCATTAAAAGTAAATAACATGAAAAAGATTTTATTTTTATTATTTGTAATCTTATTTATTGGATGCGATATGCCTTATAAAATTATTGAAACTTATAAAACAGATACTAACGGAATTACTACAAAAACCGTAGAAAAAATTTATAGCTCAGGAGAAACATCTATACAAAGTACTATAGTATTAGGATACGATCCATTTTTATTTCCAAGACCTTATTATTTCGGTAGACCATATTATGGTCCTAGACCAATAATGGTAACACCTACGCCACGAATATACTCTCCAAGAGGAAAACACTAATCTGATATTTATAGGTGTGAAAACATTATACGCATTCGACTTGGATGATACGCTAATAACTTCTAAATCATTAGTGATTGTTAGAAATAATACTACGGGAAAGACTAAAAAATTGAATGCTGCGCAATATGCTACGTACGAACCAAAATTGGGAGATAAAGTAGATTTCAGCCAATTCGACAATTTGAATGATCCAGAGATCATAAAAAAGAATTTTGATCTTTTCTCACAGATATTAAAAAAGACAGTTACATTAAAGAACTCGAAAACTATTATCTTAACAGCAAGGACACCTAAAATAAAGAGCGATGTGTACTCTTTACTTAAATCTAAAGGTTTACCATCTTTAAAAATACACGCTGTAGAGAGCTCAGATCCCATGGCTAAAGTAAACATTATCCAGCAATATATAGACTCAGGATATGATCGGGTGCGTTTTTATGACGATTCCCCAAAGAACATACAGGCCGTGAATGCGATGAAGAAAGAAAATCCCAGTGTAAATCTTACCTCAAAATTGATATCATCTCACTAAAAATGTATATTTCTCTATCTCAAAAAAGAGTCTTATATTTATATCCTATTAATTATTAATCAAAACAAATAGTCATGAAAAAAGTAGTATTAGCGCTTGCTTTCGTAGTAGTTTTAATTTCTTGTGGAAGCAATACCAATACTGGTTCTACAACAACAGTAGATACCACAAAAAAAGTAGTAGATACAGTTAAAGTAGACACAACCTTAAATCCATCCCAAAGTGGCGGTGGAAAATTAAATCAGCCATTGAAGTAAGCTGACCCCAGCGTCAGAGAGTCTGTCTGCTAAGACTACGTATTTCGAAAGGTCTTTTATTATATATTTATTATAACATAACGGGGATGCCAGGCATTTGATCTAGATGCGAATGGTAGTATCACATGCAAGACGAGAGAGCGTCAAAAAACTCTTGAAAAATAAACGCAAACAAAACTGCAAACTTCGACTTCGCAAACAACGTTATCAACATGGCATTTGCTAATGCTCCTGTTGCTTTAGCAGCTTAGTCTACGGGTTGGTAACTGACCTAGGAACATAATAGTTACAAATCGTGTGAAGACGAGGCGGACTTTGGCCCGTAATTTTAGAGCTTACACAGTAGTATGCCAATGCTACAAGTTCTTGGACTTAAACCAAGTGGTGGATTCAAAACTCGTATACCAATACGACCCGTACTAATCAGTTATTGAGCGAAGCATCGGAACAGGAACGATAAGATCACACGTAGCCTGATGATAGCAGATTAACTCTTGTCACTGTGTACAGTATGACTAAGCATGTAAGTACGGTATTATGATTACTTTTAGAGACGTCGGTTCGAATCCGACCATCTCCACTGTCACTTTTTTGTACCTTGAGCATATTTATAATAAACTATAGATATGCCAAGAGTACAACATAAATATCATTTTATATATAAAACTACTAATTTAAAAAATGGTAAATTTTATATAGGAATGCATTCAACTTCTAATTTAGATGATGGATATTTGGGTTCTGGAGATAAATTAAGAAGATCTATAAGAAAATACGGAAAAGAAAATTTTAAATTAGAAATTTTAGAGTATTTTGAAAATAGAGAGTTATTATCTAAAAGAGAAAAAGAATTAATTAATGAAGATGTATTGAAAGATCCAATGTGCATGAATTTAAAAGTTGGTGGAGAAGGTGGATGGCATGTATATGCTAATAAAGCATTTAAAGAAAAATTAAAAGATATAAAATATAAAGAAAATTTTTCTAGAATATGTATAGAAAGAAATAAAAAATGTTTTGAACTAGGTATTATTAAATCCTGGAATAAAACATATGATTGGACTGATAAGTATCATACACCAGAGACCATTAAAAAAATGAAAAATTCTAAAATAGGTCATGGTAAAGGAGAATTGAATTCTCAGTTTGGAACTTTTTGGATAACTGATGGAAAGTATAATAAAAAAACAAAATATGAAATTCCTGAAGGGTGGTACAAAGGTCGCGTATAAAAATTCTTTATTGATTATCAACTAGTTATGGTAATTGGAAACCAACTAGTTATGCTTAACTGGTTGATAACCAATACTGAGACTTTAAAAATAAATTTTTTTATATCAAAAATTAGTAGTAAGTTTACTATATCACAATTACAAAAAGCGTTTTATTATAAATGCACATAATTATTAGCATGAAACAACATTTATTACATACAGCGACATGGCAAATAGAACGTAGACATACGTTATCCCTAGGCTATTGTTTTATGTCGATTAATGATGTGCAAGGAAAACCTAGTAATTCACCGGGGCTTAATGATACAAATTGGGGATGAAAAATCTCTAAATAAAAATCAAAAATTAAGCCTCAACTCAAAAAAAGTTGAGGTTTTTTATTTTTGGTAACATAGCTGAGATGGATTAGCGTAAGTCTGAAAAACTTGAGGACTCAGCTCGGAACTGAGAAGTACCACATAAATAAAGCATAAATGACAAATAAACAAATTGAAGAACAAATAGCAATTATTAAAAAAGTTACAGCTGAAGCTTGTAAAAGCAAAAAAACAGCTAGAAAGTTTTTAACAGATGCAGGAATAATAAAAACAAATATGAAGAAAAATAAAAGATGAAGATCTCTCTGAAGCAGGAGGGACATATTCCCTCTTAGCTCAATTGGTAGATGTACGTGGCTTTTAACCATGGGGTTGTGAGTTCGAATCTCACAGGGGGCACATAAAAATAAAATAAATAGTATGTCAATTTACGCAACAAATTACATAATTGATGAAGAAACACGTGAACCAAAACTTGTTAAACATTTAAATCAAACAAGAATTGATAGAGGTACCGCAAAAAGACCACCTGGAAAGTGGAATAAAAATGGTGCTAATCAAAAAGAAAGAAAACGTTGGAGTAAAGGAGATTCAAAAAAAGAATTTAAATTAGACAAAATGAAAAAAGACTTTGAAGGATTGTAAGGACTAAAACCTTACAACAATGACAAACACAAGAGAATATCGTACAACAACAAACAGAAGTGTTTATAACAAACTGTATAAAGAATATAATGCTCACTGTTCTTACTGCAAATGGCATGGACCATCATCTGAAAATGATAGATATAAATGTTATTATATAAGAGAATGGAATAATAAAAAGAAAGCTAAATATCCTAACTGGAAATTAGTATCAAAAAATCAAAAACAGTGGATGAAAAAACCATTGATTTTTAAATCAAGTATTAATCCATACAGTCCTTGGACTTATTGGATTGATATTGAATGGCCTAGTAAAATTAGACCAAAATAGAAAAACGTCGAGTTGGTGCAATGGTAGCATACCTGATTCCAAACCAGTTGATGAGGGTTCGAATCCTACGGTGGGTGCAAAATAGACTTGTAGTTTAACGGATAGAATGATTGGCTACGGACCAATTGGTGGGAGTTCGATTCTCTCCAAGTCTACAATTAAAAAATTAAAAATTAAAGTTATGAGAAAGAAAATTATTTTTATTGATGTTGATGGGCCATTGGCTTGGGCAACATGGTACGATGGTAAAGTGAAGATAAACGAAAATACTATGAATGAGTTTACAATACCTTACCCATTAGTAAAAGAGGATTGTGAAGCATTGCAAGAAATTTGTGACAAGACTAATGCAGAATTAGTATTATCATCAGATTGGAAGTTACACTTTACTCTTAGACAAATGAGTGATACATTTATTGAGTTTGGTATTCATGCTCCATTGATTGATATCACAACACATATGAGTAGTAGAAAGCTGGGAATTTGGAATAAGATGAGTAATCCATCCTTAGAGTTTGAAAGAGCACATCAGATTGTAAAATGGGTTAAAGATAATAAGATTAGTAACTGGATTGCAATTGATGATATGAAATTAAGTGCAGAGTTCAAATGGATGAAACATCGTATCCCAATGTGGAGGCATGTACAAGTTGATGGAGATTTTGGACGTGGTGGAAGATTGAGAGATAAGGTAGATGAATGTATTAATAAACTAAACCGATAAGGCGAGTTGTCCGAGTGGATAAAGGCACAGCACTGCAAACGCTGTTACGTGAGTTCAATTCTCACCTTAACCTCTTTTGGATCTTTGACATATGGAATTTATCGAGATGTGGACCAATTGGCTAGGTCGCTTCATTTGGGATGAAGACATCGTGCAAGTTCGACCCTTGTCATCTCGACTAAAGCTAATTTAATTCTTTTATCCCTGCTTGGAGTAAAAGTATGAAATAAACATAGTGCTTTATAACATAAAAGATAGAATTAGTATTTGGGGAGTCATGTACCAAGGCTTGGCGATGCTGCTTTGCAAGCAGCGTGTGGACGGTTCGATACCGTTACTCTCCACTATAGGGTGTAATTATACCTACAACAAAGGGAAGTTTCAGAGATGGTTCCTAATCGCACTCTTTCAAATGCGATGGATATGGGCGCTTCGCTTAGCTGGTTTTAAAGCGTCACTCTTACAAAGTGAAGATCATCCGTTCGACTCGGATAGTGCCTACAAAGAGGACAAAATGTATAGTAGCCTCAAGGATGATATCTCCTACTATACTCATGCAGCAGTAGCTCAAAGGAAGAGCGTCACATTGCCAATGTGAAGGTTGAGATTTCGAAATTCTTTTGCTGCTCATATTGCTTATTAGTATAACGGCTAGTACATTTGGTTTTGGTCCAAATAGTTGGGGTTCGAATCCCTGATAAGCATCATAAGGAGAGTCCTAAAGGAGTAGTTAGCTGTCTTGAAAACAGTGAAGAGGTAACACTTGTGAGGGTTCGAGTCCGTCACTCTCCGCTAAAACATTCCGAAACCCAGGCACAAATTGTTGGTGGAGTATGATACGTAAAGTATCCCGAGACAGCAGGGGAAATAACGTTAAGAGGAATGTTTTTTAATATGGGTCTTGAAGCTTTAAGGTGAAGTGCATGTTTGTGGCACATGAGAACTCGGTTCGATACCGTGCTAGACCCCGGCACCATGATAAAACTTGGTACGTAACAAGTGGATAGAAGATTATGTCTAGGCTAGATAGGTTTTGCTTTTATCAAATTTTGGAAGTTTGCTCGAAAGGTAAGAGGCCAGTTTGCTAAACTGAAGCCTGGGTAAAACCAGAAGTGGCTCGGTACCACTAACTTCCGCTACTTTACACAAAGTGTATGGTGCTGGCAAGACTTAAAAATGGTCTCGAAGACAATGCCTAAAGTTGTCCTCTCTACCTACGGGGTAGAGTTTTTTGGAGATATAGTAGAATGGTAAGCACACATGACTGATACTCATGGAATCCAAGTTCGAGCCTTGGTATCTCCACACAATATAAGGACGGGTTGCTTTAGAGGCCGAAAAGTCTAGACTGTTAATCTAGTGTCGAAAGACCATCGTGAGTTCGAATCTCACCTCGTCCTCCACATTTATAAGCCAACGTCGCATAGTGGCAATTGCAGCAGACTGTAAATTTGTTCTCTTCGGAGTTCGAAGGTTCGAGTCCTTCCGGTGGCACATTAAAAATATAGTTTTTATATACAGCTTAATGTAGTATATTTACTATATATTAAACAATGCTCTTGTCATCTAATGGTTAGGATGTCAAATTTTCGATTTGAAAATGAGGGTTCGATTCCCTTCAAGAGTACTTTTAAATCACTATACAATAAATAACGAAAGTGGGGCTGCTAGGCTGTGGCCGCTGGATTGTCACTCCAGATATCAGGCGAGTTCGAATCTCGTACTTTCGGCAGAATGTTACCTATTGGAATAACCAGCGCATGACGTGGTTGGCGTCCGACTTGGAGAGTAGGTAATTTTTCATTGATCCTTAGCTCATCAGGTTAGAGCAAGTGACTCATAATCATTAGGTGACCAGTTCGAGTCTGGTAGGATCAACTTTAATATTGCGAGGAAGTGAATAGGTATCACGCTAGTCTCATAAGCTAGAGAACCGGATCAATACCGGCGATCGCAACTAAAATTTTGCTAGAAAGTAAATGAGTGATGTAGTTATAGAAGTGTAAAGACTATCGCATTACAGTAGTATCAGCTACGTTCATTTATTAGTATAGGTAGTTAGCTTGGGCGGTTGGCTGAAACGAAGTAATTCGTAGTCATATTAATATAAGGATAGGTTAAATTCCTATACGGTTCTTTCTAACTTACTACACTCTGATAAGTGTACAAAATTTTAAAATCGCATTATGGTGAAAAGGCTATCACAGAGTCCTCATAAGGCTTTATTCCAATTTCGAGTATTGGTAATGCGACATTTGGTTGATTAGTTCAGCTGGTTTAAGAACACTTGCCTTGTAAGCATGAGACTTCGGTTCGAATCCGAAATTGACCTCCCTAGTTATACCAGAGAAGTTAGGTAGTATAAACAGCCCTCCTGTCCACAGGTCACCGCGAGGAGGTTGGTTGGTGACGAGGCTTCTCAAATGCAGATATCGTATAATGGCTATTACTCCATCCTTCCAAGTTGGAGATGTAGGTTCGATTCCTATTATCTGCTCACGAGCTGGTTATAAATAATCAACAGCTAGTTCCATCCTGAATGATGAGAAGCGGAGGTGATGCCCGTATGGATTCCTAGAGTGTAGTAGGGGAACACTTAAAGCTCATCAAGCTTGTACCTAATAAAGTCAAATTGATTATTCCTAACTTATTCGGTTTGGAACCGGGTAAGGACAGCTAAGACACCTGTGAGTTGGATAAATAAAGGTGTCACTTTTGGTCCTGTAGCATAACGGATTAATGCAACAATCTTCTAAATTGTTTTTTATAAGAGTTCGAATCTCTTCAGGACCTCTAAAAATGAAAGAATATGATTTGGTTAATTGAACTGATTTGGTTATTAAGTATTGTATATGTCATTCATAGAATGATAGGAAGTAATAATAAAAAATCTTTAGATGGTGTTATAGGAAACACGCCAGGATTTGATGCAATAATATTTGTATGGGGAGCACCATTTTTTGCATTAGTTGATTTAGGTGCAAGATGGATTTCACACATGAAGCATAAATAAAAATTGTTGAGTGGCGAAATTGGCAGACGCACCTTTTTGTTAATTTATAATATTTATCATAAAGAGGTATGAGTGCTATAATTTATGAAACGGTAAATTTATTTAACAAAAAGAATAACATACTTCCTTATAGGTATATTGGAAGTGATCAACACAACAAACCTAGCTATTTAGGAAGCAGTAAAGAACTATGTGTAGATATAAAAAAACTAGGAGTAGATCAATTTGAAAAAAGAACTCTTTGTGAATTTAAAGAGGAGATTTCTAATATACTGCTAAGAAAAATAGAATCTCAAATTCAAACCTATTTAGGAGTAGCAAAAGATGAAACTTATTACAACAGGACAAATAGCTCTCTTAGAGGTTATGAGGAAACTGATGAACAGAGAGAAGCTAGAAAAGTTAACTTGTTAAAGAATAGAAAAATTTGGTGGGAATCTCTAACTGAAGAACAAAGGGAAGAAGAAAAAAAGAAAAGTGGAAAGTTTTTAGCCGCTTATAATAGATCAACTAAAGGAAAAACTTATGAGGAGATTTTTGGAGCAGAAAAAGCAAAGCTTAAAAAAGAGAAACACTCAGGAGGCAACAACAGTAATGCTAAAAAAGTATTACATAAGCCTTCAAATAAAATTTTTAATTCTGCTTTGGAGGCAATGAACTTTTTTAGCATAAAAAGATATGGAAGTTTGTATACAAGAATTAAAAAAGGTGAATTTGAATTTTTAAAAAGCTAAACACTGTTTCCTGGCGAAACGCTGAAAAGCTTGGCAGACGCGCTCCTCTTGTCTCGAGGGTGTGGAGCAACTAATAAAGATTGGATAATGGGTTGACCACAAAGCGCGCAATGTCCTCTTCCTAAAGTCCACGTCATGGTTCGAATCCATGGGAAACAGCAATAGTACGTTCGTAAGTAGCCGGTTTAAAACTATTCAAATAAGGAAACACGGCCTCCCTAAAAATGGGGGACATCAAGCACCTGTAGCCCAACGGGAGAGGCAATAGACTTAGGATCTATTCAGTGTCGGTTCGAATCCGACTAGGTGTACAAAAGAAACAGAAGTGTTTAATGAATGTAGTTTTCTCATTATGTTTCTTCCGGCCGTAGTTAGACTTCAAGATAAACTCATTCAAAGCTGGGTCGCTCCCAGTGCATGCCTGTGTGACGTAAATGGCATACCGTATCAGACTTAAAATCTGAGTCATGTGGGTTCGAATCCCATCACTGGTACTTTTAATATTTATTAAAAAAAGGAGGTTTACATGGAAAGGCAATTTAGAACATTAGAAAAGCGCCAACCAATTGATTTGATTCCGTATGTTAAAGATCATTTAATAAAATTCCCAGATTCTGAGATTTTAGTTGGATGTGATTCTCAAAATCAAGGAAGAAAAACTATTTACGCAGTAGTAATTGGTATGTACAACCCAGGTAAAGGAGCTCATGTATTATTTGCGATGTTCGACGAACCAAGAGTAAGATTGACTGAAAACTCAGTTAGATTATTAAATGAAGTTTGGTATTCAGTAGAAGTAGCAGAAAAATTAAAATCAGAATTAGGAATAATTGCAAAATGGATTGATATAGATTTAAATCCAGATCCTAAATGGCAGTCTAATAAAGCATTAACTAACGCAGTTGGTATCGTAACTAGCATGGGTTACCATGTTAGACACAAAGGACTTTCTCCAGTTATGACTTATGCTGCTGACAAATTAGTTAAATAATTTAAATGAATATTAATGTATCTTAAAAAATAGTACTATATTTATAAAGGAACCTTCCCTAAAAATATAGTACTATTTTTTATGTCAGAAAATAAAATCCTTTTTATCTTAAAAAGAAAAGAAGACTATCATTCGGTTATAGACTCTCACATTGGCCTAAGTACAGGTCTTTATAATTCAGCAAATTTTATGAATGAAATGCTCCAAAAAGCAGGACGTAATAGTAAATTAGTTGTTGTTATAGATAATAATGATATAGATAGAGAAGTTAATTTATTTAAGCCAACTCACGTTATTATAGAAGCTCTTTGGGTTGTTCCTAGTAAATTTAGTGTACTTTGTAAATTGCATCCTAATGTTAAATGGATTATCAGATTGCATAGTGAAGTTCCATTTTTAGCAAATGAAGGTATCGCATTTGATTGGATTGCAGACTATGCTAGATTTAACAATATTGTTATTGCTGCTAATGCTCCAAGAGCTTTAAAAGAAGTAAGAATGTATGTTAAAAGAGTATTAGATTTAACTACTCAAGAAGTTGAAGATAAAATTATATACCTTCCAAATTTTTATCCACAAGAATATAAATCTAAGATTCTTGATAAGAAAAAAGATACTATAGATATAGGTTGTTTTGGAGCGGTAAGACCTTTAAAAAATCACATGCTACAAGCAATTGCTGCAGTTAAATTTGCAGATAAAATAGGAAAGAAATTAAACTTCCATATAAACGCAGGTAGAATTGAAATGAAAGGAGAACCTGTTCTTCATAATTTAAAAGGATTTTTTACTCAGTTATACCCAACTGGTCATAGATTAATAAATCATGATTGGCAACCTAGAGAAGAGTTTATTAAAACATGTGCAGCGATGGATCTAGGAATGCAATGTTCATTTTCTGAAACTTTTAATATAGTTGGTGCTGATTTAATAAGTCAAGGCGTTCCTTTAATTGGATCAACAGAAATTCCATGGATAGATTCTACATGGTGTGCGAATCCTGTAGAAGTAGATGAGATATATGATGCTTTATTAAAAAGCTATAATATTTATAAGCTGAATGTATTTTTTAACAGATGGTATTTAAAAATGTACACTTCTAAAACTAGAAGAATCTGGAAAAGATACTTTAAAAAATAAAATATTAAAAAATGGCACATCACAATCACAAATTACAGATCTCTTTTTGGGAAAATGGACACTTAGTACATGAAGTATTTGAACATCCTACCCAAGATGGTGTATATCGTAAATTAGAAGAGTTTCAAAAACGTACTACTCAATACACATTTAAAGTTTATAATGGTGAAGATGAATTATTAGAATCTAAAGGAGTAGAAATAGACACTTACGCATAGTAGTATCTTATTTACATATATACTAAGTATATTTATTAGAAATAATAATTTACATGGCTCAATTCAACATTTCCAATCCAAATTATGGATTTAGTGGTACATCATTAGCTGATGGAGGATATTCTCTTCATACACAACCTTCTGAAAAAACTGCTGATAATTTCGGTCGTCAAAAAGTAACTATACATCAAAATGTATATGAAGCTGATTTTGAATACGGATCCCAACCACTACGTTGGGAAGCTTTATTATATGGATCAGCTTCAATTCAACAAGTTCCAAGTTTAGGAGGTGTTGTAATGCAAGTTGGTACAGGTTCTAATGATACTGCTATTCGACAATCTAGACCATATCATAGATATCAGCCAGGAAAGACAATGTATATGGCTGCAAATGCTAACTTTGGTGGTCCTATTAATGGCAACTATCAAAGAGTTGGTTTTTTTGATGATTCAAATGGTGCATATTTTGAACAAGGTTTACCTTCTGTAAATAATCCATATGGAATGTATGCGTGTGTTAGATCTGATGCTAGTTTAACAGGTAGTTTACCAACATCAATTAAAATTCCTTTAAATCTATGGAATGGAGATCAATCTTATATATCTACAATTAATTGGTTGAACGTTCAAATGATTTGGATTGAGTATGCATGGTATGGTGCAGGAACTATTAGATTTGGAGTTACAGCTAATAGTGAACAATACATTTTACATACATACAACACTGCAAATATAGGTCAGGGGCCATGGTCAAGAACTGGTAATTTACCTGTTAGATATGAAGTAAGAAATAGTGGATCTTTTTTATCAGCTAATACAATAGTTACATCGTCTTTTACAAATGGATCTTCTTTCCAATTATCAGGCTCAATTAGTGGAACATTTTTTACAACATCTAGTACTGGATTAGTTGCAAGTGGTAGTGTCCCTCCAAGATATTATGTTGCAACCGGATCATCTTTATACGCTACTTATCAAAATATAGCTACAGCAATCAATGCGTCTTCATCTGCATTTGGAATAATAGCCTCTGCATCATCTACAACTCCATCATTATTATTATCAGCGAGTCTTCCTTTATCTAATAATGGAGCAGTTTCAGCTAGTTATGGATTAAATTTTTCTTATGTAACAGGAAGCGTATCTCAATCTTTTGTTGGTATTACAGCAGGTACCACATTTGTGCATTATGGAGTATCAGTAGTTGTAGAAGGCGGAAGAGATGCTCAAAGAGGTTTTACTTATGCTTATGGAATTAATCCACAACAGCCTAGAAGATTAGTAAATGCAGGAGCTTTTAGATTTCCAGTATTGTCTATTCAAAATAGACCTATGGGAACTCAAGAATACACTCAAGCTTCTGCAGCAATAACTTCAGCTACGACTTCAAGTATTACTGTTTCAGGTACTCCATGGACAAATAATCAATGGCTTGGAAAATCAATTTATTTTCCTACAGGATCACAAGTTGGACGTATATTAAGTAATACAAATAATACTATTAATTTCGTAGATCAAGTTATAGGATTACCTATGACTCAATCTGCTCAAAGTGCAGGAAATGTTTATACAATAGGATTAATTAATAGAGGTCAAATTTTACCTTTAAACTTAGTAATTTCTTCTGACCAATTATGCGTAGTTGAATTAATAGCAAGTATACCTAATAATCCTATAATATTAACTGGATCATCTTTTGTTCCAATGAATACTTTAGGATCACCTAACTCATTCGTAACAAGAGATATATCAGCTACGCAATTAAATTCAGGATCTGGAGAAGTAGTATATGCGTTCGTATCGCCTGCTGGTGGATCTGGATTACAAACAATTGATTTAAGTAATTTCTTCCCTTTATATAATACAATTAGAGGTAATTTACCTGATATTTTAACTGTAGCTGTTACAACTTCTACTACTGGTTCAAGTGTAGGAGCTCATTTAATTGGACAAGAAGCGATGTCTTAATCACATAGATTTTATATTTTATACTTTAATAGGTATACCTTATATTAGTAGAATATCTACAATATTTGGTATACCTTTTTTTTATTTAAATTTAAATTATGCAACAAACAAGATCACAAGTAAGTGTATCCATTGACAAAACAACACCAATAGTTTGTGAAGAATGTAAAAATCAAGCTTTTTCTGAAGCAGTAATGATTAGAAAAGTTAGTAAGTTTTTAATTCCAGGCGGCTCTGCTCAAGACGCTATATCTTCAATTCAAGTTTTTGTGTGCTCTAAATGTGGTCACCTTAATAAAGAATTACTACCACCAGAATTATCATCACAATTAAAAGTAGAAGCAGAAGATGGCAACTAGAGATTTTGATGATAAAGTGATTGTTTATGATGAAAAAAATTCTAGAACTATTTTAAAAACTGATTCTATAGTTGATTCTATAGTTGATTCTTTTATCGATAGAGCTAAATTTGGAAAATTAAAATATAATACAGATTTAGATAGGTTAGATTTATCTTTATCAGATTGGCTACAACACGCAATAGAGGAACACATGGATGCAATACTATACTTAAAAAAAATTAAGAGTATAGTAGATGGAAAAAAATAAGTTATGGCAAAAAGGGAATCCACTATAAATTATGCTTACCAAAAGTCTGTTTCGTATTCTCAGTATTCAATGTATAAACAGTGTAACTTTAGATGGTATTTAAACTATGTAAAGAAACAAAAAGTATTTAAACCAAGTATTCATACATTATTTGGTACTAGTTTCCATGAAACAATACAAGAATATTTAAGACTAATGTACGAAGAGTCTGTAAAAAAATCCGAAGAATTTGATTATGAAGCTTTCTTGAAAGAAAGAATGATAGTCAATTACTCAGAAGAAAAAGAAAAAAATAAGAGTGAACACTACGTAAGTAAAGAAGATTTTATGGCCTTCATACAAGATGGTGTTAACATTCTTTCTTGGCTAAAAAAACATAGAAAAAAATATTTTACTACAAAGAGAGTAAAGCTAATTGGAATCGAAATTCCAATGGAACAATATATTGTTGATGATATTCCAAATGTCATTATGCAAGGATATATAGACATTATTTTTTACGATGAAGATTTAAAGAAATATAAAATTATTGATTTTAAAACAAGCACAGGTGGATGGAAAGATTCTGATAAAAAGGATGATCTAAAATTAAGTCAAATACTATTGTACAAGCATTTCTATTCAAGAGCTTTAAAAATAACTCCTGAAGAAGTCGATGTTTTATTCATGATAGTAAAAAGACGCCCATTTATTAGTGAAGAATTTCCAACTCACTGGGTTCAAGAAATTATACCCGCTCAAGGAAAATCAAAATTAAAAAAGTCTGTAGAAGAATTTGAATCTTTTGTTAGAGAGTGTTTTACTAAAGACGCAAAATATATAGACAAAGAGTACCAGAAAAATTTCAATGGATGTAAATGGTGTGAATTTAAAGATCGACCTGATCTTTGTTCAAAATCTTAAATTATTTTTATATATATAGATATTTAACTTGTATATGTAGATATTTATAGAAAAGAATACGATGACACAAAAACCAAAAAGATCTACAACGTCTCTGAAGATACCAGAGACTCTATACGAGGACTTCAAAGTAACCTGTATAAAATCTAAGATGAACTTACAAGAGGTGGTAGAAAGAGCTCTATATCTCTACATGACAGATGAGGCATTTAGAAAGACAATATACAATCAAATAAACACACATTACACTGGATCAGAAAACCCAGGATTAGTAAAATAAATTAAAGCTCGTTATGATAGAAGGTTATATACCACAAAAGGACAGAAAAAAAATTCTGTTATTATGCGATGATATTAGAATGACAAGTGGAATTTCCACTATGGCAAGAGAAATTGTAGTTAATACTGCGCACGTTTTTAATTGGGCAAATTTAGGCGGCGCAATCAATCACCCAGATCAAGGAAAAAGATTAGATATCTGTGAAGATACTAATAAAATATTAGGAATTAATGATGCTTATGTGTTCGTTTATCCAATCAATGGTTATGGTAGTCAAGAATTGGTTAGAAATCTAATCGAAATAGAAAAGCCAGATGCATTGATGATGTTCACTGATCCAAGGTATTGGACATGGTTATTTCAAATGGAGAACGAGATTAGAAAAATGATTCCTATGATCTATTTAAATATCTGGGATGATTTACCTGCGCCACTATATAATAAAGCATATTATGAATCATGCGATGCTTTGTTAGCAATTTCAAAACAAACTAAAAATATCAATGATCTTGTTTTAGGAGAAAAAGCAAAAGATAAAGTAATTAAGTACATTCCACACGGAATTAACGAAAAACATTTTTATCCCATCGATCCAGAATATATGTTAGAAGACTATTTAAAAGTTCAAGACATGAAAAAAGATCTTTTTAAAGGAAAAGAGTACGAGTTTGTTTTATTCTATAATGCAAGAAACATTAGAAGAAAATGTGTTTCTGATTTAATTGCTGCATGGTCACATTTTTGTGATGAGATTGGAGAAGAAAATGCTGCTAAATGCGCTTTATTGTTGCACACTCAAGCTTTAGATGAAAATGGCACAGATTTACCTGCAGTGATAAATTTACTTTGTTCAGAAGATCATAAGAACGTCATTATTAATGATAGTAGACTTCCAGTAGATCAAATGAATTTAATGTATAATCTTTCTGACGCGGTGGCTTTAATATCTTCTAATGAAGGTTGGGGATTGAGTTTAACAGAAGGCATGATGTGTGGAAAACCAATCATTGCTACTGTAACTGGTGGAATGCAAGATCAAATGAGATTTGAAGATGAAGATGGAAATTGGTTTACGCCGTCAAAAGAAATTCCTTCTAATCATTTTGGTACCTATAAAAAACACGGCAAATGGGCATTCCCAGTATTTCCTAGCAATATGAGTTTGGTAGGATCAATTCCAACTCCTTACATTTGGGATGATAGAGCAGATTTTAGAGATATTACTATTCAAATTCAAGAAGTGTATGCATTAAAAACTGATCAACCTAAATATGGTTCCTTAACTAGAGGTTTTGAAACATATGAAGATGTCTGTAAAGCTGCTAGAGAATGGGTTACATCAGATGAATCAATGATGAGTGCGCGATTAATGGCTAAAAATGTAATTGAAGGCATCAACGAAACTTTTGATAGATGTAAACCAAGAAATAAATTCGAATTCAATAAAATAGAAGATTTAAAACCAAAAAGTATACCACACCCTTTAACATATTAATAGTCTATGAAGCAGTACGCAGTTATATCGTGTCCAATTGATACATACTCAGGATACGGAGCAAGAAGTAGAGATTTTGTAAAAGCTCTTTACGAATTAAAAAAAGATGAATGGGAAATTGAAATTTTGCCTCAAAGATGGGGATCAACTCCATGGGGATATATAGCAGACAATAAAAATGAATGGGGATGGATGATTCCTTTATTTAATAACTCAGGACAAATGAAAAAACAACCTGATTTTTGGTGTCAAATTACTGTTCCCAACGAATTTCAACCTGTTGGAAAGTACAATTTAGGACTAACGGCTGGTATAGAAACAACTATTTGTCACGCTAGTTGGATTGATGGAATCAATCGAATGAATTTAACTTTAGTGTCTTCTGAACATGCAAAAAATGTTTTTAAACAAACAACCTTTCAAGAAAAAAATCCTCAAGGTCAAATAACAAGAGAGATTAAATTAGAAAAGCCAGTAGATGTATTATTTGAAGGCGCAGATTTAAACAAATACTTTTTTATAGAAGACGACGCAATAGAAGGTACTGATTTAGTTTTAAAGCTAGACGAAATTAAAGAGAGTTTTTGTTATTTAGTCGTAGGTCATTGGTTACAGGGAGATTTAGGAGAAGATAGAAAAAATATAGGGTTAACAATTAAAACATTCTTAGAAACTTTTAAGAATAAAAAGAATAAACCCGCTATGGTACTTAAGATCTCAAGTGGCGGCGCAAGTATAATGGATAGAGAAGCAATTTTAGAAAAGATTGATTCAATTAGAAAATCAATTGATTCTAAAGATTTACCAAGTCTATATTTACTTCATGGAGAATTAGATGATCAAGATATGAATTATCTTTATAATCATGGAAAAATTAAAGCCATGGTTAGTTTAACTAAAGGCGAAGGATTTGGTAGACCTTTATTAGAGTTCAGCTTATCAAAGAAACCTATTATAGCAACAGCATACTCAGGTCATACAGATTTTTTATTTATGGAATACACAGCAATGGTAGGAGGTCAAGTAACTCAAATTCATCCATCCGCAGTAGTAGAAAATATGTTAATTCCAGAATCAGGATGGTTTTCTGCTGATATTAAACAAGCAGAATTTTATCTTAGAGATGTTTTTGAAAAATATCCTAAATATGTAGAGAAAGCAAAACAACAAGCTCATAAATCAAAAACAATGTTTTCTTTTGAAGAAATGAAAAATAAATTAGGTTTATATCTAGATAAAGTTCCTAAACAAGTTGGATTAAAATTACCAACCTTAAAAAAGATAGAACTTCCCACAATTAAAAAAGACGAATAATGATAGACACTACTTTAATGCTATGTCCTCTTTGTAAACAAGATGAATGTTGCAACATAGAACCAATAAATGAATTTCATAACAAGTATTCTTGTATTGCGTGTGGATTTGAAACAACCGATTTAATGAGAGAAGGTGAGTTTGATTTTTTTGCTTATGAAGAAGATGATGCTTTTCCCATGTTATATAAAGATATTAAACAAACAGATGAAATTAAAAGAGTTTGGTATCCAATGACAATAAACATCAAAGGCAAAGGTACTGTTTATCCATTTGGAAAATTTGCAGATGATTGGCAATGGAGAGCAACTAAAAGTATTAGGTTAACAGAAGAAGAATTAAAATTACCTAAATACAAAGGACAATCACATAAGTCTGATGCATCTTCTACTCAAGATTTTGGAAGAGATTTTTACGCTGCGTGTGATTATATAAATTTATTTGATATATGAATAGAGTAAGTATCAGTTATGCTATTACAGCATGTAATGAACACATAGAATTAAAAAGATTATTAGATCAATTATTATCTTATATTGAGGATAATGATGAAATAGTTGTACAATTAGATACAACAGCTACAGATGAAGTTATATCTACGGTGAAAGAATATTTTGATAGGGTTACATTTACTCAATATTCTTTGAATAATGATTTTGCATCATTTAAAAATAATTTAAAATCTAATTGTTCAAAAGAGTATATTTTCTTTATCGACGCAGATGAGTATTTATCAAGTTCATTAATATCTCACTTAAAAACTATTTTAACAGAAAATAGGCCAATAGAATGTGTACACGTTCCAAGAGTTAATACTGTAACTGGATTGACCAAAGAACACATCGAAAAGTGGAGATGGAATGTAAATAAAAAAGGGTACATCAATTGGCCAGATTATCAGACAAGGATAATTAAAAATCAACCATCTCTAAAATGGGAAGGTAAAGTTCATGAAAGAATTTGTGGTTGTCAAATTTATACTTACTTACCAGATTCTGATGAAACATGGGCATTATATCATCCTAAAGATATTAAACGACAAGAAAAACAAAACAGTTTATACGATACAATATGAGTGAAAAAGTTGCGTTAATAACAGGAATAAATGGACAAGACGGATCTTATTTGACTGAATATCTTATTGGCTTAGGGTATGAAGTTCATGGTACTTTAAAAAGAAATTCTGTCGCTGAAAATCAAACTTCAAGAATAGAAGATGATTATCCATACATTAAAAACAATTTGCACTATGCAGATATGACTGATCTTTCTTCTTTAATTAGAGTAATTAATAAAGTTGAACCAGACGAGATATATAATTTAGCAGCGCAGTCTCATGTTAGAATTTCTTTTGATCAACCTATATATACAGCTAACGCAACAGGTTTAGGTGTTCTAAACATGTTAGAAGCAATAAAAGAAATTAATCCTAAAATAAAATTGTATCAAGCTTCTTCATCTGAAATGTTTGGTAACTCAATAGATTCAGACGGATTTCAAAGAGAGACCACTCCAATGAATCCTGTATCACCATATGGATGCGCTAAATTATTTGGTTATAACATAGCAAGAAATTATAGAAATTCTTATGGATTGTTCGTGTCTAATGGAATTTTATTTAATCATGAATCTCCAAGAAGAGGTACTAATTTTGTAACAAATAAAGTTTGTAAAGAAGCTGCTAAAATTAAATATATATCGTCAAATAAATTACTATTAGGAAATTTAGATGCCGCAAGAGATTGGGGCCACGCTAAGGATTATGTAAAAGCAATGCATATGATTTTACAGTTAGATCAACCAGACGATTTTGTATGTGCTACAGGAATTTCCCATACAGTAAGAGAATTATGTGAATTAGCATTTAATGAAATTGGATTAGATTATAGAAAATGGGTTGATATTGATGAAAAATTTCTAAGACCCGAAGAACTTAAATCTTTAAAAGGTGATGCTTCAAAATTAAAAGCCGCCACAGGATGGGAACCAAAATACGATTTTGAAAGTATGATAAAAGAAATGATCGATTATTGGGTAAGAGAATATGCATTTTAATATGAAAAAATTAATTACTGGTGGAACTGGATTAATAGGATCTGCTTTTGAAGAAGGAGAAAAAGTTGGATCTAAATATAATTTAGTTAGTTTATTTGATACTGGATTAATGTTTAGAGATTACAAACCAGACGTTGTAATTCACTGCGCGGCCAAAGTAGGTGGTGTAGGCGCAAATATGAATTATCCAGCAGAATTCTATTATAAAAATATTATGATGAATACAAACATCATAGATACGTGCTATAGAAGAGAAGTAAAAAAATTAGTTTGCTTTTTATCAACTTGTGTATTTCCAAATGATGTTGAATATCCTTTAGATGAAACTAAAATACATTTAGGAGAACCACATTTTACTAATGCTCCTTATGCTTATGCTAAGAGAATGGCTGATGTACAAATTCAAGCTTACAATAAACAATATGATACCAAATATTTTTCTGTTATTCCTTGCAATGTTTATGGTCCAAACGATAATTACAATTTAGATAACGGTCACGTTATACCAACATTAATTCACAAGTGTTATTTAGCGAAACAAAATAATACACCATTTGAAGTTTGGGGTGATGGAACACCATTAAGAGAATTTATATTTTCTAAAGACGTTGCGAATATTGTGGATTTATTACTAGAAAAGTATGAGGGAACTGATCCTGTCATTATTTCTAATCCTACTGAGTATACTATCAAACAAGTTGTAGATCTTATTGTTGAGCATCTGGGCTTCGATGGAGAAGTAAAATGGTTAACTGATAAACCAAATGGACAATATAGAAAACCTTCAAGCAATAAAAAATTATTAAGCATAATAGGTGAATATAATTTTACCACCCTAGAAATAGGTTTAAAAGAATCAATAGATTGGTTTATATTAAATTATCCAAAGATTAGAAAATAATGACTAGAGAATTGGTTATAGCAGCATACGATAATTATCTAGATTGGTTAGATAAAATAAATTCTAACATTAAAATAACAGTATATAGAAAAGGAGATGAAGCATCTCAAAGAGACGCAGAAATTAAATTACCCGTAAATAAAGGAAGGTGCGTACATACATTTTTTAATCATCTATATTTAAATTATGATAATTTATCAGACATCACTTTCTTTGCACAAGATTATCCCTTTGATCATTGGCAAAATATAGTAGAAGTTATTAATAATAAAACTGAAGATGAAGAATGTCAATTAAAAATAGGTGGGTATTATGGATTTCACTTTAATACCATAACAATACCAGGGCCTAAGGGAGGTAGAATGTGGAATTTAAAAAAATCAAATCAACATGGAAACGGAAATGTATTAATCTGTCAAAGTAATGGTCAACCACAAGACGCAAATCCTAATATAAATGTTGATAAGTATTGGTTTAAATTCTTTGAATCACTTCATCCACAAGAATATGAGTTTATGCCAGGAGGACATTTCGGAATTACTAAAGAACATGCTCAATTAAGATCTAAAGATTTTTATAAAAAAGTGTGTGATCTTTTATTAGAAGAAGAATCTGCTCCATGGAATATAGAAAGATTAGAATGTTACATATTTAACCCAAAAATAAAATGATACAATTAGAAAATATACAATCATTAGTAGGAAACCACGTAGCACCCTACATATATAATGCTAAAAACTTTGAACCCGGTAAAACACCAGTTTATTATTCTGGACCTTATTGGGACAATAAAGAAACTGAAGCCGCTATAGAATCTTTTTTAAATGGTAAATGGATTACCGCTGGAGAAAAAGTATACAAATTCGAAAATGCTTTTAGTAAGCGCTTTAATACTAAGCATTCTCACATGGTAAATTCTGGTAGTTCCGCTAACTTAGTACTTATTGCGGCGTTGAAGAAAAGATTTGCTTGGAAAGACGACGATGAAATAATTGTATCTCCGGTAGGTTTTGCAACAACTATATCGGTGCTTCACCAAAATAGATTAAAACCTGTATTTGTTGACATTGAATGGGACACATTGAATTTTGATGTTGATCAAATTGAATCAAAAATTACAGATAAAACAAAAGGTATTTTTGTATCTCCTGTGTTAGGAAATCCTCCTGACATGGATAAGTTAAAAGCGCTTGCACTAAAATACGATTTAAAATTAATTGGAGATAATTGTGATAGTTTAGGAACTGTATGGGGACAACAATTATTAACTGATTATTATGTGGCCTATTCTAATTCATTTTATCCTGCTCACCATATTTCTACTGGAGAAGGCGGAATGATCTGTACTAATGATGATGAATTAAAAAAATTATTTGTTAGCTTAAGTTGGTGGGGTAGAGATTGCTATTGTATAGGATCTGCTAATTTACTTGCTTGTGGAACGTGTGGAAATAGATTTGATAAATGGTTAGAAAACTATGATGGAATAATTGATCACAAGTACGTATTTAGTGAAATGGGATATAATTTAAAACCATTAGATTTACAAGGCGCAATCGGTTTAGTTCAATTAGATAAACTATCAGAAATAGAAACTAATAGAAGAAGATCTAATCACATTATATCTAAAATATTTACAGACAATATTCCAGGATTAAGAACTCCGCTAACATTAGAACACGCAAAACCTTGTTGGTTCGGTACACCATTCATTTGTGATGAACCAGGATTAAAACATAGATTAGTTGCTTTTTTAGAAGAGAATAAAATTCAAACTAGAAACTATTTTGCAGGAAATATTTTATTACACCCAGGATACGAATTATTAGGAGATTATAGAGATTTTCCTGAAGCAAATAAAGTATTGGATAAAGTATTTTTTATTGGAGCTGCTCCTCATTATACAGAGCCAGTATTCAATTATATAGAAGAAACTGTTAAAAAATTTAAATAATGATAGAAGTATTTGGAGGAACTGGATTTATAGGTTCGGAATTTTGTAAAAAATATCAATCAGAATGTCATATAGTTCCTAGAGAATCTTTAGAAGTACCACAAGATTCAGCTATATTATATTTAATTAGTACAGTTGATAATTATAATGTTTTAGATAATCCATTTATTGATATTGAAACTAATTTAATTCATCTAATGAAAGTGTTAAATGCTAACAAAAATAAAAATGTAACATTTCATTTTGTTAGTTCGTGGTTTGTATATGGAAATGTAAGATTACCGGCAACTGAAACATCTAAATGTAAACCTAAAGGGTTTTATTCTATCACAAAATTGGCGGCAGAACAACTAATAGAGTCTTATTGTAAAACTTTTAAAATTAATTATACAATAATTAGATTAGCAAATGTGGTTGGAAAAAGCGATAGCAAAGTATCAAAAAAGAAAAATGCATTACAATTTTTAATAGAAGAAATGAGAGAGCATCGTGATATTAAGCTATATCATTCAGGAAAATTTTATAGAGATTTTATACATGTTCAAGACGTTATAGATGGTCTTAGATTTATAATAGATAATGGAATTAGTGGAGAAATATATAATTTAGGATCTACAGCGAAACCAACTGCATTTATTGATGTTATAAATTATGTGCATAAAAAATTAAATTCTAAAAGTAAAATTGGTAGCATGAAACCTACTGAGTTTCATAGTATAGTACAAGTAAAAGATATGTATTTAGAATGTAGTAAATTAACTAATTTAGGATTTACACCTTCAAAAACAGTCTACGAAACTATAGATACATTAATATGATAACGTATAAAGAAATAGGACATTTTGGTCAGTAGATTAAAATTTAAAACAAAATGATTTCATTCAAGTACATAGGAAAGCATGGCCGACTCGGAAATCAAATGTTTCAATTCGCTGCAACAGTTGGTATCGCTAGAAAAATAAACAAAGGCTTCGCATTTCCAAAAGAGAACACAGAAATACCAAGCGTAGAAGATTTTAAAGACGGAGTTACGAGAGAAGTATATTTTGATTTACCAAAATATTTTCCCAATGTAGCAATGACCTTAGCTCCACTAAATCAGATAGAAACAAATTATGTAGCGCAAGAACCAGGGTTTCATTTCTTTCCAGAATTTTTTGCTATACCTAATCAGACCAATTTGATGGGATACTTTCAGACTGAAAAGTACTTCGAACACTGCTCTGATTTAATATTAGAATTTTTTCAATTCGATAGAGAGATAAAGAAAAAAGCAGAGAATGTATTACCAAAAATACCTGGAAACCCTGAACTAGTATCGGTTCACGTTAGAGTGGGAGATTACAAAGCACTACAACAGTTTCACCCAGTAATGAATGCAAATTATTATTTCAGCGCAATGATGGAATTCAGTGACGAAGATCATAACACAGACAAGTACTTTGTAGTATTCTCAGACGATATAGAATACGCCAAGAGCTTATTCGGAGAATCGGAATGCATAATCTATATGGAAAATAACGAACCCGAAGTAGATATGTGTGCAATGAGTATGTGCCATCATAACATAATAGCGAACAGTTCATTTAGTTGGTGGGCTGCATGGTTAAATAAAAATCCTAATAAAAAAGTAGTAGCTCCTAAAAATTGGTTTGGTCCAGCGTATGAAGGAGTTCACAATACAAAAGACTTATACCCAGAATCATGGATAATAGTTTAAAACCACTTTTTAGTATTGCTATCCCTACGTGGGAAATCAATGGTAAAGGAGCAGAATATTTAGAACATTCTTTCAATATATTAGCTCAACAAACATTTCAATACTTTGAAATAGTTATTTCAGATCATAGTTTAAATGATGATATAAAAGATGTGTGTGAAAAATGGCATCATCCAACATATCTTCTAAATATAGTTTATCTAAGAAATGATATTGGTAGAGGTAGAATAGCACCAAATATAAATAATGCTATAAAAAATTGTAATGGAGAATATATTAAAATCTTATTTCAAGACGATTTTCTATATAATGTAGATTCTTTAGAAATAATATTTAATAGCATAGTTCTTAATTTAAATCAAAAATGGTTTATTACAGGATGTGCTCATACAAAAAATTGTATTGATCTTTATGATCCTATGGTACCTTATTATCATGATAGAATTTATGCAGGCGTAAACACTATTAGTTGTCCGTCTGTATTAACTATCAAGAATGAAGATCCACTACTGTTTAATGAGACTCTGAATTGGTTGGTTGATGTAGAATACTATAAACGATTGTATGATAAGCACGGGTACCCGACAGTGATAGAGAGCATTTGTACTGTAAATAGAGATTCAGATGTGAGAACTACTACAATGATAACTGAACAACAGAAAATAGAAGAAACACAAAGAGTAATAAGTTGGTATGAAAATAAATAATGTTACAATTGCTGGTGTAGCAGGCACAAAAGCTTTAGAAACTTTAAAAGCTATCAAGTATTCAATGAGAGAGTTAGAGTTCAACAGAGCAATTCTAATCACTCCAGAAGAAGTACAAGATGATGAAGTAGAAATAATAAAATGTGAACCTTTAAACTATGAACAATACAATCATTTTATAGTGTACAGATTGCATGAGTATATTAACACTACTCATTGCTTATTAGTTCAAAACGATGGATATGTAGTCAATCCTGATATGTGGAAAGATGAATGGTTAGAATACGATTATATAGGCGCTGCGTGGCCTTTACCTCAAGACGATTTTTCTTTCAGGGATTCTGAAGGTAATTTACAAAGAGTGGGTAATGGAGGATTTACACTAAGAAGTAAAAAATTATTGGAACTTGCAAATATATTAAATTTAGAATGGAAACAATATTATGGGTATTATCATGAAGACGGATTTTTTTGTTGCCACAATAGAAAGGCATACGAATTAGAAGGTTGTAAATTTGCACCACTAGAAGTAGCAATAGAATTCAGTCACGAAGAAATGATTCCAGAAAACTATGGAAATATACCATTTGGTTTTCATGGCAAAAATAATTTTTATTACAAGTTAACACAAAAAAGTTTATAATGATAAAAGAAGAAAGATTACAAGAGTTATTTAAAATACCAAGAATGGGACACGCTGCGCTAGAAGATCATAACAGTGTAAGAGGATTATATGAATTAGTAAAAATTCACGTTAATGAAAATACAGAAATGGTAGAAATTGGATCTTTTCAAGGAGTTTCTACGATGTTATTTTCTATGTTTGCTAAAGTAGTATACAGTGTTGATTGTTATGATTACGTAGTACCTGCAACAGGAAGAATTCCTTCTCATGATCAATTATTTGTTGACGCAGAAAAATTATTTTTAGAAAGAACATCTCACATAGAAAATATTATTAAAATCAGAAAATCTAGTGTAGAAGCATCGAATGATTTTAAAGATGAATCATTAGATTTGGTATATGTAGATGCAGAACATGATCCAATTAGTGTTAGATCAGATATTAATGCGTGGAAAAATAAAATTAAAAGTGGAGGTATTTTATGTGGTCATGATTTTTATCTTCCACACATATACACAATTTTATACGAAGAAAATCTAATAAATGATTTAGTAACTTACCCAGACAGTTCATGGTCTGTAATAATAAAAAGATAGTAATTATATGAAAGTATTAATAACAGGAGTAGCAGGATTATTAGGATCTAGATTAGCAGATTGGATTTTATTATATCATCCAGAAGTTGAAGTAATCGGTATTGATGATTTGTCTGGAGGATACATAGAAAATATAAATCCTAAAGTAAAATTTTGGAAACGTAATTTAGTAGATTCTGAATTAGATTCTATTTTTAAAGAGGGCATAGACTACGTATTTCATTTCGCTGCATACGCGGCTGAAGGATTATCACCATTTATAAGAAGCTATAATTATCAAAATAATTTAGTTGCGACTGCAAAAATAGTAAATAATTGTATTAAGTACGATGTAAAAAGATTAATTTTTACTTCTACATTAGCAGTATATGGTCATGGATATGGAGGAGTATTTGATGAAACTCAAATTCCGGCCCCAATAGATCCTTATGGAGTTGCAAAATATGCATGTGAAATGGATATTCAAATCGCAGGTGAACAACATGGATTAGACTGGTGTATTATTCGTCCTCATAATGTGTATGGTAAAAATCAAAATATTTGGGATAAATATAGAAATGTATTGGGTATTTGGATGTATCAGCATTTAAATGGATTACCAACAACAATATTTGGAGATGGCTCTCAAACTAGAGCATTTAGTCATATATTTGATATTTTACAACCACTGTGGAATTCAGCTATATCTTCAAAAGCGTCAAAACAAATCATTAATTTAGGAGGTATAGAAGAATGGACTATAAATGATGCTAATATACTTTTAAGACAGGTGATAAATGAAAATGAATACACTGTAGAATATAAAGAAGGAAGACACGAAGTTAAACATGCAATTCCTACATGGAAAAAATCAATGGGTATCCTTGGATTCGAACATAGAATTTCATTAGAAGACGGATTGCGAGATATGTGGCGTTGGGCAAAAGAACAACCAAAAAGATCTCAGTTTGTTTGGGAAAATTACGAAATAGATAACGGTATTTATTCATTTTGGAAAAAATAATTATGATTTATACATCTTTTCTTTTCGGTCAAGGATTTGGAAATCAATTAGCATGTTATGTAACTACTAGAGCTATAGCTAAAAAAAATGGTTATGAATTTGGTTATATGGGTTTAGAAAATTTTGGAGATAGAAGATACAATGATAAAGGCGTGTATTTCATGGATATAAATTTAGGTAAAGAAGTAAAAGAATTATATCATGATACATACACAGAAAAAGAAATAAGAATTAAATTTAACCATTCTGAACATGATCGTACTCATGGTTGTGATATAAGATTGATCGATCAAAATTTATTAAATGTACCTGATAATACAAAAATTATGGGTATTATGCAAGGAGAAGATTATTTTTGGGATTATAAAGAAGAAATTAAAGATTGGTTAAAAGTAAAAGAAGAATTTGATTGTAAAGATTTTAGAAGCGATGATATATGCGTTTTAAATATTAGAGACTATGAAGCTGATCCTATTTTATTTTTATCAAGAGATTATTGGGTTAGATCGATATACCACATGTTGAATATCAATCCTAATATGCAGTTTTTAATTATCACAGAGAATCCTGATACCGCAAAAAGATTATTGCCAGAATTAGCTGATAATGTATATCATTTTGATTTAGCAAAGGATTATTCAATCATTAAAAATGCAAAGTGGTTAGTTATATCTAATTCAAGTTTTGCATATTTTCCTACATTTTGTTCTGACGCTAATTTAATCATAGCACCTAAATATTGGTCAAGGCATAACGTAAGTAATGGATATTGGTCTTGTGGATACAATATTTCTCGTAAATTTACTTATATGGATAGAGAAGGAAAATTACAAACTTATAATGAGTGTTTAAGAGAATTTGAATTATATAAACAGCAATCAAAAATATATGGCTAAAATATATGATATTTTTACTTTCTATAATGAATTAGATCTATTAGAATTAAGATTGGAAATGCTTAATGATTATGTTGATAAATTTGTTTTAATTGAATGTGTACAAACTTTTTCAAGAAAACCAAAAGAACTTTATTTTGAAAAAAATAAGAACAGATTTGAAAAATATAAAGATAAAATAATTCATCATATTACATACGATCCTCCTCAATCATACGATGATTTAAGACAGAGGATTTTAAATCCTGATATAGACGATTTAACTAAACAAATTTGTATGCAGGCTTTGACAACTTCAAATGTGCCTCCAGGAGAATTACATTGGTTAAACGAATTTTATCAAAAAGAAAGTATTCGTAAAGCTTTAGTTGGATTAGAAGATGATGATTTATGTTTTATAACTGATTTAGATGAATACTGGAATCCAGAAATTTCTTACAACATAGAAGATAATAAGATATACAAATTAAAACAATTAGTATATTCTACTTATATGAATGTAAGATCTAATGAACCATGGGCAGGAACTTTGTTGACTAAATATAAAAATATTAAAAATGCGTGTTTAAATCATTTAAGAACTCCGTCAAAAACGCAGTATGAGTATATTGATAATGGAGGTTGGCACTTTACATTCATGGGTGGAGTAGATCAAATAAAATTAAAATTAGAAGCTTATGGACATCAAGAATACAATAATGATAATATTAAAAATCAAATAGGTAATAACTTATCTGCTACTAAAGATGTATTAGGAAGATCAGAATTTAAATTTTGGTTAGATGCATCTAATTTACCTACTTATATATTAAATAATAAGCAAAAATATAAACAATTTTTTAAATGCTAACATTTTGCATCCCTTCGAAAAATAATTTAAGGTATTTAAAACCTTGTATACAATCTATTAAAGATAATTCTTATTATAAAGATAATGAGATACTTGTTTACGTAGATCAAGACAATGATGGAACTTGTGATTGGTTAAAGGATCAAAGAATTAGATTCATTAAAAATGAATACATTGATCCATTGGGAATCGGGCATGCTTATGATGAAATGTTTTTAGAAGCTAAATACGATTACGTAATCGCATTCCACGCAGACATGATATTAGGTCCAAATGCAGATAAACATTTACTAGATTTAAAAACTAATAACAATGTCGTATGCGCTACACGAATAGAACCACCTCTCCATCCAGAAGGAATAGAAAAAATAGTTAAAGATTTTGGTATGTGGCCAGAAGATTTAAAGATTGAAGAATTTAATCAATTTGTAAAAGAGAATGGAAGTGATAAGATAACTAAAAGTATCTTTGCTCCATGGCTAATACATCGTGATCAGCATTTAGGGCACGATCCCATATTTTTATCTGTTTTTGAAGACGCAGACTTATTTAGAAGAATGAAGTTAGCGGGATACGATCTAATTCAATCTTGGAAAGCCATGGTATACCATCTAACTTGTAGAGGAGGTCAATTTGCTCACGCAGAAAAAATGGAAGATTTTCAAAATAAAAGTGAAGATTGGAATAAAAACAATGCAATTTCAATGTACGAATACATTAGAAAATGGGGAGCATTTATTCAACATTCTAGTACATTGGATCCAATACCAAATATTAAATACAATATAGGTATCGAAATAAATAATTGTAAGAGCGAACAGATATTAAGTGTAGAACCTTATTTTGATCACATTAAAATTGATAACATTGATATTAAATCTTATTGTGATTATATTCAACCTTATACATCGTTTGATATAGCATCTAAATTTGTAAATGAATTAACCGATGATATTATATTAATTGTTGATTATAATGATATGATCAAACCTGAAAATATGTTTCAAGCTTTAATAGGAAACTTACAAAGTCTAATTCATCATGATGCAGACGATTTAGGAATATATGAATTAGGACCATTTAAATTAAACATAAAGAAAAAAGAACCACAACAACCAAGATTAAAATTATGTTAACACAAAAAGACGTTACATTGGTTATACCTGCTTACAATAATTTAAGACATTTAAAAAATGCGTATGATAGTATTAAAAGAAACGCACCAGAAGTAAAAGTAATTTTATTAGATGATGGATCTACAGACGATACATTTGAATGGTTAAAATCTTTAGAACTCGATAAACAAATCAGTGTAATTTATAGATCAGAAGAAAGAGTAGGTCACACAATTTTATACGATAAAGGTATGGCATTAGCTAGAACTTTAATTGTAGGAGTATTACATGCAGATATGATCATAGGTCCAAACTATATAGAGAACATACTTAAGCATTTAAAACGTGGTACGGTAGTATGTGGAACTAGAATAGAACCTCCTTTACATCCAGAAGGAAAAGAAAAAATCATTAAAGATTTTGGTATGGACTTTGATAGTTTGAATATAGAAGAATTTGAAAAGTTTGTAGAGGAAATTCAACTAAAAATAAAAAATAGTATTTACGATAATGGAATAAAAACTACTAAAGGCATGTTTGCCCCATGGATTTTATACAAAGAGGATTTTAATAAAGTAGGAGGACATGATAAGATTTTTGCACCGTTTCCATACGAAGATTCTGACATTTTTCAAAGATGGATGCTTGCAGGATACGAATTAATTCAATCAAGAGATGCTCTAGTTTATCACTTAACTTGTAGAGGTCATAGATGGACCGATAAAATTGGTCATGATGATCAGTATTTTCAAAATGCTAGTAACAAATCAGCAAGAAATTACATTAGAAAGTGGGGAAGTTGGATTCAAAATGATGAATATCAATTACCCATTATTCCAAAGAAATATGACATTGGAATTGTTTTACAGGGATCATCTTATAATACTTTATTGCTGAATATATTAGAACCATGGTGTTCAAACATTTATATAAGTGATGAAGACATTGTCTCTGAATATATTAAAAATGAACAGCCAAATACTCTAATAGATCTAAAAAGTAAATTTAAAATAGATCAAGAACCAACAAATGACATAATTCTTGTGATATCTATAAATGAATTTAGTAATGGTTCTGCTGAAGTATTACAAAATTTACAAGCTATAATAGCAGAACACGGTGAAGTAGCTGATTTTGAATTACAAAACATGATTCTTAGTATTAGGAAAATGAATCCAATACAAATACCTATTGAACCACTATTTCCTACCACTTAATTTGATATTTATTACCAAAGATTATTTAGAATGGCAAATATACTTTCAACTCCAAGATATTCGGTTAGCTTAACAGTTGACGGAGAAAAGGTTAACATACCCTTACAATTTGATTTATCTTCTGCAGATTCAAAGAAAGGCATAAATATGCAATTCATTTTGCCCAAAGAAAAGATACAAGATCCAAGAAAAAAACAAGAGTATGCAAATAAGATTTCGGTAGCATTACAAAAGAAATTTGGTGAAGCAGGAATTCCTATAGATTATAATGAAAGAAACGCGTATTTAAACGTGGCTTCTTTTATAGTTCCTTTGAATGCTATATCAGCGTGGCTAATGAAAACTTTAAAAGGTGAGTAGTAAATTCTTATTAGACTTATTTAAAAAAAATCTTACCAACGGTAAAGGAAGTACATTTTCTATTCAACAAAACCCTACTAATTATATAGAAAAAATGAGAGGATCTATAGATCCAAATTTATTATTTTCCTCTCAAAAAAATTCAAGTGGAACAAATATACCTACTAATCCACCTACAATACCAACTTTTTATTTACTTGACTCTTTAGGTAGGATACTAACAACAGAAAATGGTTCAACTATATCAACACAATAATTAAAAAATATGTCAAACGTAACAATATCTCAACTCCCAGTAGTAACATCAGTATTAAATACAGATGTTGTTCCTATAGTGGCATCAAATAACACATCTCAAATTTCTATAGCAAATTTAGCAAATTCTTTAAGTGGATCTTTTAATTTTGCAACCACTGGATCAAATACTTTTACAGGTCCAATAACTATTAATACGCCGGCAACTTTAGATTTGATTGTTTCAGGGTCTTCAGTTGTAATGGGCGGTTTCTTAGTTACAGGTAGTATTGATGTAACTGGATCAATGAGAGTTACAAATGGATTAAGTTTAACTGGATCATTAGTATTTTCTCCAGGAAGTTTAATAGTTCAAACTACCGCTTCTGCAGCGTCAGGACCTTTAAAACATTATGCATCTATTGGATCTTTTGCGGGTAGTATGAGTGATTTGTCTGGTTCTACTGGAAATAGATTCATTCCTTCTGGAAATAAATTATATTATATAACTTGTAATGAATCAAATAATTCAAAGACAAGCCTCTATTTATATGATTTAACTAGTAATGGCACAACACCAATAAGTCCAATGTATTCAGAAGAAATTACTGTAATTAATACAGTTGGAAGTAATGCTGCTCAAATAATACCAAGCCCAAAAGATTCAGCTACATCTATTAATACACTTGGAGGAGCTTTTACTTCTAGATCATTAGCGGCTGGAGCATATATGAGATTATTCGTTGAGTACGCATCTTTTGCACCACAATGGCATATAATAGCTTCAGGATCACTATTTTAATAATAAACTAAAAGTTATGAAGAAAAGAAAAACAGTAAGAGCAAATTTTGACGGATTAGATCAATTAACGTCAGAGCAAATAAAAAAATCTGACATATTAAAAGGTCTTCTTAAAGTTGAAGTGCCTAAAGCAATAGAAGATGCGCTTACCAATAAAAAAACTTTCGCTTCCATATTTGAAATAAACAGTTCTAACAATTATGTAGAATTACACAAACATTATTGGGTAGATGCGCTTACTGTATGTCTTAATTGGTATATTGAAGATCCCGCAGAAGATTACGAAATGTGCATCCACATATCAAAAATGATTGAAACATTGAAAAACTCTAAAAAGTAAAAATGGCAGACGAATATAAAGAAATACAATCAGCAGTAGATTCGTTATTAGGAGCAAAATCATCGATAAGAAGAAAAAAAAGAACTCAATCAGAAAGACGAAGAGAATTATTCTTCACATTAATAAATACCTTAGAAGAAACAATAGTAAGATCTAACATCGCGTACCAAGAGCTCCAGATCGATCTATTTAAATACGAAGATAAGTATATTCAGACAATAGATATGTTAATGATCTTGAGCTTTGGAGAAGCTTGCACAGACGTTATTAGTTTTTATCTATATGATAGGATGAATGATGATGCTACACTAAATGCTATGAAAACTACAGATGGCCAAGAAATATTGTTACAGAATCCTTACGATCTTTGGAATTTATTAGTTATGATGAACCCAAAAATAGATGAAGGGTAGGAGGAAGAAATACCAGAAGAAATTACCGTGGGAACAAAGTAAGGCGTTAGGATTTCCCCATTTAGGTTTACAATTGACCGAAGACGAGATTAGGGATTCCATGGCCAATTCTCGTACTATAGCCGAAGCTTGTCGATACATGGGAATTAACTTCAAAACTTGGGTTAAGTACGCAAGCATGTACATTGACCTTGAGACAGGAAAAACTCTCTACGAAATTCACAGAAAGTACGGCAATCCCAATGCACAAAGACCTAGAAAACACAAAGAAAATCTACCAAGACTTTATCAAAAACAAATAGACAATCTACTTACTTACAGAAAGTGGACTAGTCCTGCAAGGGTGGTGATTTTAAAGAAGATGTTGATCTTACACGGATTGCACAAAGAAGAGTGCGAACACTGTGGTTATCACGAAAAAAGAGTAAAAGACGGAAAGCAACCACTGTTATTACACTTTGTTGACGGTGACCGCAGAAACTGGCAAATAGAAAATATCAGGTGGCTTTGTTACAATTGCTACTTCATTAATGTGTTTGACAGTTTTAGTGGACGAGTACTAAGAAATATGCAATCGAGTCCACTTGTTGGTGATGAAACTTCTTTCGAGTCCAATTTACTATTCTACAACATAGACGAAAATGTGTTAAAAGAGATAGAAAAGATGCAAGCTTTCTTAGACGAAGGAAGATATAAACACGAAGAAGATTTAATCGATTATAAAAACCAAGAAGATCAAGATCTAATCGATTTACAAAATATGGTACACGAAATAAAGTACGAAAAACCCGATTTGGGTGACGATGAGAACCTACTAATAGATAGAAAAATTTAAATACATAACTGGCTGATCCCCAAAGCCTGACTCATAACTGATTGGTTACCAATAAAAAAGTTCTCCATTGAGAACCAACGAGTTATGATCGCTCCCTGCTTACATTCTGGCGCAACTGATTGGTTTCCAATAGGCTTTTTTTCATTTGGATTTTTTTATGTCAATATTGTGTCGTATATTTACTATATTCAATTATCTTCCACATGAGCAAAAAACGCACAGATCGCAACCACATTATCTACGAAATCGTTAATACCGTTAACGGTAAACGTTACATAGGATTGACGGTGGCACGCGGGAGAGCATACAAAAAAAGTGTATTAATTCGTTTTCACCAACACTGTATGCGAGCGTTAACTGAAAATAAAGATTGGGCGTTATACAACGATATGCGTAAGTACGAACACGATGTGTACGACGTATTAATAGTAGATATCGTACGAGGTAAAGCTGAAGCACATCGCATAGAAACTGATCTTATTCATAGTTACGAATACAAATTAAATTCAACCATTAAAAAATAAGTTATGACAAACTCAAGAAATTTTCAAGTAAACGATTTTATATCAATTAAGTACAATTACAATTACGGTATGGGCTCAGGATCTCAAGGATCTGTGGAAATTACAGGTATTGTTAAAAGCATAGATCTATCAAAGATGACGTTTGAATTGTTAGCTACAAGTAAAAGAAAAGCTGAGAGCTATTATTTTTCTAGCATTAGTAGTATTACCATTCTTGAAAAACCTAAAGTGCCAGTAGAAAATGCACTAGCTGAAATAACAAAAATAGGTGAAGGTCGCTACGTAATTTCTTTTAAAGGTAAAGAATACGAAGCTGCAAAAATCGCCTACGCAGGTAGATTAAGAGTGTTTAATAGAGTTAAAGGCGCGAGAGGTATGAAACGTGGAAATATTATTTGTAACGAGTACATGTTTGGAATTAAAAGTCTTCGTAGAGACATAGAAATGGGTAAAAAAATTGCGTAATAAAATTAAAAATAAAAGTTATGACAAATTCACAAATCGAATTATTTAGTAAAATTTTAGACACTAATTGGGAATTGAAAGAAGCAGTTGATAACGAAAAGCATTTTCAAGCTGTATCTTTAAAAGATCAATTAGATCAGTTCATTGAAGAATTAAAAGAATCTATGGGTGTAGAAGCATTTGATACATTCATGAGTAATGGTAGAAAAATGTTTGCTTCAAAAAACTAAAAAATAAAAATATGTTTACAGTCTATCTTATTATTTGTTTTGTATCGCTTGCGATATTAGCAGTGTGTTACATTAAAGCAGAACACCATCAAGACTGGGATTAATAAAATTAAAAATTAAAGTTATGACAATACAAGTACCAAAATCAGTAAAAAGTTATTCAGAATTGGCAGACGTAAGAAACGATGTCAAGTGTAAAATGATTGGTTCATTTTCAGGCCATCTAAAATCTATTCTATATTCAGGATTATTAGACAAAAATGAAATTTCAAAAAAACGAACAGAACAGTTTTTAATCGAAATGGAAGAAATTTGGAACGCTCAGTACGAGATTAAAGTAGAGAACAATTAACAGTTAATTGACATAGGTTAACTGATGAGACTTCAATAGTCGAAACCGCTATCATGCGGTATTAACCAATAAAATTAAAGTTATGAATTTATTTCAATCAGTCAAGTCATTTATCAATAGTCGTGAAGTGAATAGTACGTTTACTACGAAAGAATTACACGATGCTATGAACGGTATTGAAAGTGTAACCGCATGGAAAAGACACGGTAACGAATTCTACAGAACAAATACTTACAGATCTTATTTAAGACGTTTAGGTTTTGTTAATAGAATTAAGAACGGTCTTTGGATGGTGATATCACCGATACCAAATTGGTTCGATAGTGGCACTGCAAACTTTTTATTATTTCCAGCTTATAGATTTGAAAATGGAAAAACAATAAGACAGTCTGAATACAATGGAGAAACTAGAGCTCAGATCGAATTGAAATTAGAAAATCATTTTAAACATTATAAAAATATGAAACAAAAGTTGGAATTCAAAGTAGGCGACAAAGTAAAAATAGTTGGAAAGACTGGTTACCACGGATTTGAAATGCAAGAAATTGTAGAAGTTGTTTTCGTTGGTGATGAAACTTTAGAGTGCGAAGGAAACGGTGGTGGAAAAACTACATTTCAACAAACAATAGATAAAAATGATGTGGTACTGTACTACGAAGTAAACATTCCAGAACCCTTTGAGAAAGAAGTACGACCATCTAGCGCCAAGGAATTGGCAAGAGAATTGGTAGGTGACGGTAAAACTCCTAACGTGTGGTTCGTTACTTATGGCGCTTACATAATGGTTAGAGAAGATTTTGATTGTAGCGACTACGAATTATTGGAAGGTTATTCAGAAAAAGATTCAGAAACTTTTGGACCTTTTTATTCTTACCAAGAAGCTTGCGATAAATACGATGATATAGATTTGGATCCACGCGATGGCATTGGTCAAGTGTTTATTGAAGACAGATTAATTGGTACAGTTAAAGAGAAGTGCCTAGAAAAGGTAATTAAAGTAGATTATAGTTATAACGAACACGATGATTCAAAATTTTATAAAAAATAAATTACACAAAATTAAGATCGAAAAAATAAAGTAATCATAAAAATTAAAAATTAAAGTTATGGGATTAGACATGTATTTACACAAAAAAACTAACGTTAAGAACTACAGCTTTTATTCAGACGAAGAAACTACGTTAGTAACAGTTACAAGAAACGGAGAATCGGTAAAGTCTATCGATCCTTCAAAAGTATCAATGATAGAGCAAGAAGTTGGGTATTGGAGAAAATTCAATGCTCTTCATTTGTGGTTCGTTAATAATGTACAAGGCGGTAAAGACGATTGTGCAGAGTACTACGTTAAGAAAGATAAAATGCAAGAATTACTACAAGTATTAAAAGAAGTAAGTAACGATCATTCAAAAGCACCAGAATTATTGCCTATTGGAAATGGATTCTTTTTTGGAAATACAGATTATGATGAGTGGTATTTCAATGACGTTAATAGATCAATAATGATATTTGAAGACATATTGAAGACTTCCATTAGTGAAGACGATTTGTATTCTTCTTATCACTATCAAGCAAGTTGGTAAAATATTTTAATAAACTAATAAAAATAATTATGCAATTTAAATCTTTATACCCACCCATTTGCTTTACTAGTCCAAGTACGAATATCATCTACATTGTGGCAGGAGGAATTTATCAACAAGTGGACAAACTGTACGATTGGTTAGAACTAAAAGAAATGTGGACTCCAATTGTGTACGATAAACCTTATCAGAAACCTGTGATAGTAGTAGAACCTATCAAGTATTTTGTTGAAGGTACTAAAGGCAACAAGTACGAAGTTGTAAATGATAATGGAGTGTGGACGTGTTCGTGTCCTGCACACGGATTTGGAAGAGGCAAAGATTGCAAACATATAAAATCTTTAAAATAAAAAGTAATGAAAAAAGAATTCATTCCATACGAACAAGCATTAGCTCTTAAAGAGTTAGGGTTTGATGAACCATGTTTTGCATATTATTTTACTACTAATGGTGAAAATTGGGAATTTGCAGCTAAAAGAGAGTTTGATAAAATAAATGAAACATTAGTTATTGGTGATAAGTTTATATTATCTGCACCATTATACCAACAAGCATTTAGATGGTTTAGAGAGAAGCATGGACTATATTCATACATAGAAACAGTTTTTGTAGTAGGTGCAGCTTCTCCTATAAAATATGATTACGTCATATTAGAAAATAATGAGGAAGAAGTATTTTATACAAATATGCCATACCATTCCCATGAAGAAGCAGAACTAGCTTGTCTTAATAAATTAATTGAAATAGTAAAACAATAGTTATGAATGAAGAATTTATACCTTATGAACAAGCATTATCTTTAAAAGAATTAGGTTTTGATGAACCTTGTTTTGGTTGGTATCGGTCGTCACTAATACCAAGTAATTTTACCGAGTATTTTTTAGAGACAGAATTTGGTATGAATGAAAGTCCAAGTGATTGCGTCAATAGTAATTTTTTAGATAAAGCGTGTAGTTCTCCACTATATCAACAAGCATTCAGATGGTTTAGAGAGAAGCATAACTTAACAGCTAATCCATCTATCTGTAGTAATGGAACATGGAGTGCTTGGGTAATGAGTATTCCCTATAATCCTGAAGATGGTATAATGAATGATACAGATGGATTTAAAACATATGATGAAGCTCAGTTAGCTTGTCTTAATAAATTAATTGAATTAATAAAAAAGAAATAATGGCAAATCCACAAGAAGGAAAACCGATCTGGGTAGAAAGTATCTTAACAGACGAAGAATACAGAGAGTGTTCCAAAAAGTACCCAAATACATTTACGAAAGGACCAATTAAACCCGCATTTTTTCATTGCGAATTTAGATGGAGATATAGAATGGGTGCTGGTATGACATCTGAAGAATTGAAGGTTTATAATAAGAGAATTGCTTCTTTGGAAGAGATGCTTAAACAATTAAAATAAATATTATGATATTATTTAAAGGTAAAAAGGCAAAAGTAGGCCCAGTGCATACTAAAGATATTACATTAGAGGATCTAAGAGTAGTATTCTTTCCCAAAACATTTTACGAGAAGTACGGTTATTTAGGTTCAGTTCCATGGAGAGAGGAAGGTCCAATATTCAAAGCGATGGAACCTTTAGTAATTTACATGGACTACAAAGCAAAACCTTTTTGGTGTCCACGGTGGTTAATTAGATTGTTGCATTTATTCGGTTCTGATAATTCTATTGTTAGAGTGAGAAATAGAAAGCTACACAATCTAAAAAACAAAATCACTAAAGGTTGTTTGATATGGGATTATAAAACTAAATGGTCTGACTATGATCTTAGAATAAGTGTAACTGGTACAAATGAAATGCAATTCTTAGCTGATGCCATTGAAACTGAATTCTATGATAGAGGGTATAGAATAGATTTAGCTGAGCAGATTAAGGAACTAGATCCTGACACTAGATATCATAAAGGTGATACTCCTACTATGTTAAAAAAAGAATTACACAGATTACAAGATAGTTTAGATTTGGACGAATTAAATTAATTATATCATGTTAATAATAGAAGATCAAATAATTACAGCATATTCCGTATTTTTAGGATCCGCTTGTATATTATCATTTGCAGCATATTTAATACACGAATTTTATAAAAAAGATCAAGATGGAAATGATTAATAGTAAAAAACCGGCTGATTCAATCCTTCAGAAATTCGAAGATCAGCATCCAGGAAATTTAGGTTGGGACTTAGAAGTTAAAAAAGCTTTCATACGTGAGAAAAATTCAAAGGCATTTTATTTAAAAATTAACAATCGTTGTATAGCAGAATTACTAATATCTTGGAATTCTGACAACGTATTTTTAGTGAATAGTATTACAGTTCTTCCAGAATACAGAAATAATGGCTATTCAAAAAAATTACTTAAACATGGTTTTGAATGGGCTTTAGATAATGGGTTTGAATTATGTATAGGAGAAGCGAGAATAGGAGCAAGTTGGAATGCATTTAAATCTTTTGGAGCAAAATCTATATTCATTCACAAAAATTGGTGTAAGTCAAAGGAAAACTATGTGAGCTTTTTAATTAAATTAAAAAAATAAAGTTATGTTTGAAGAACTAGAAAAAGAAAGACAAAAAGTTATGGGAGATCCTAAATTTCAAGAATGGTGTAAAGAGTTTAGAGTATCTATAAATACAAGAATTCCTGAAGCAGAGTACAGAGCAATGGAGATTATGAAGCAATACGAATCACAAGATTTATTTTATTCTAAACTAATTAAAATGGTTAACTAAAATCATGGAGGAAAAAAAGAAAAAGAGCGTAGTATCTAGAGCAACTGCGTACAAAATTCTTTGGTGGTGTATAAGCGAGTACGGAAGGTCCAAACTTAATGGACCTTACCCGTATCTTGAATACAGAAAAGCTGATTATTATACGGGAGAGGATTGTGGATACTACGATGAAATAGAACAGGTGATCTTTATTAATAAAGACGCTCATCTAACATTAGAAGATCTTGTTAAAACTATTATACATGAATACACGCACTATGTTAAACATAGTATGCATGAATATAAAATACTGTCAAAGTACTTAAGTCATCATAGAAACCCATTAGAAATAGATGCAAGAAGGACAGAGAATAGAGATTATAAAAAGTGTCTTAAATTTTTAAAGAAGGAATACAATATTTTCGAATAAACACAAATATTTATACTCAGAATGAAAGAATTGGTATACGATATGTTAGAAAAGATGGTCGAATCAAAAATACCCGATAAGACTCATCATCTTCTACACATTAACTGTAGACAAGCGTTTTTGGAAGCATCAGTGGATCTAATAGAAAGAAAAATCATTAAACCCACTGCTAGTAATATAAAGTTTTTGACAGATAATTGGGAACATATCCTTTATACTAAATATTCAATGCTTAATTAACATGAATCCAACAGTACCTCAAGTAGTAAGTACATCTCTTTTGCAATACGGCGTAGTAGGTTTAATAGCTCTTTTATTGGGTTATTTTGCGTGGATCCAATATAAAAGATTAGTAGAAAAAAACGATAAATTAGAAGAGAAAGTTGATAAATTACAACAAGAGATGATGGAAATCTTAGTTGAAGAAAGAGACAGAATGTCAAAATTAATTACAGATAATACACAAGCACTAGCTGATTTACAGAAAACAATATATAAATTTTTAATATCTTCTACTAAAGATATTTCTTAGATTTTCAATACTTTGAAATTAATTAAAATATATGTAAAAAAATTACCTAATAATTTATTTTATTTAGGTAAAACAGAAAAAGATCCTTATAAATACAAAGGATCTGGTATATTTGGCTTAGAACTATTAAAAAAAGATGAAATAGCGAATAAAGTAAGAGGCGCTAATAATGGTATGGCTAAAGCTGTTATACAATATGATAAAGATTTAAATAAAATCAAAGAATATTCTACAGCTAGAGAAGCATCAAAAACATTAAACATAGATTTTTCAAATACATCTTCAGTTTGTTCAGGAAAAAGAAATAGCGCCGGCGGATTTATTTGGAAATATAAAAACAATCAAAATAATTCTTTATACGTGGATCCCAAAAGAAGGAAGCTAGAACAACAAGCTACAAGAATATTAAAAGCTTACGAAGTACTCGAAAAGTGGAAACAATATAAAGAGGACGAAAAATATAAATCAAATGTTACGAAACCAAAAAAGAAGATTTTCTCCAAAAAAGATTCAAGTAAAGACTTGCAATAAAAATGAATCGAGTTGTGATTATTACCTTTCCATTTATGGAAATTTGTGTGACAACTGTCCACAGGCCCCAAAACCTACAAAGTCAACCAATCTAATACATAAATTGTTCAAATTCTGAGCTATTGGGAGTGTCCCAATGAGCCAAAATCTTACTTTTTATAGAAATATAAGCAATAAGGCTGATGCTGGCCATGAGCTCCCCATGCGCCCAAAATTCTCTATTGGAAACCAATCAATTGCACATATTGGTAACCAACTAGTTATCATAACTGATTGATAATCAATAAAGAATCTTTTAAAAGAATTTTTTTATGTCAATATAGTGTCGTATATTTACCCTGATCGAGCAAAATAGCAGCTCATATATACATTTTTTTAATATATAAATAAAAGTTATGAATACATTACACACCACATTGACAGCTTTAGAAGCACAGTTAGAATCTCAAAAAGCAGATTGTATCGAATACGAAACCAACGTGTACGAAAAACAACTGAATACCTTACAAGAAAAAGTAACTAATTTTTTTGTTAGTATTGGTATTGCTAAAAAAATTATTTTTAGTGGTACGAACATTAGAATTGCGATTAACGAAAATTCTAATTATAGCACTGCTAAGATTGAATTGTACTACGAATTGCCGTGGAGACTTAAAAAAGAAAATCGTACAGGTTATGTTGAATTAAGTTGGTACGGATTCCGTACTAACACTTGTTGGTACGAAAGTAGATGTAAATCTACCGAATCAGAACATATAGAATATCTTAAGTGCTTAGGTGAAATAGCTGCCTTGTTACCTACGATCGAAGCAGAGTGGCACAAGTGGTACGAAGAGTATAAAGAATATAGTAGCGCTAAACAAGTTTATTATTCTGCGATTGATACTACACAGCGCGTTATTTATGACACTCAAATGTTAATCGCTAAAGGAGAAATAGAACAGTACAAAAAAGTTGGTTTTAAGTGCGAGCTTAAACCTAAAATCGAATGTAAGAGAGATTTTGATGTTGAACGTGGTACTTTTGGAGATTATAAATTATATGAAGAACCAGCATCAATAAGATTAGAGCACGGATATGGAAAATGGGATCATACATACATCGATTCTTTCGAAATTGTAAAAGAGTTGAAGAGAAGTAAAATGTTGGTTAGAATAAAACCTACTAATTACGCCACAGAAATGGAGTACGAATTAACACCTAAGTTCTTCGAACCTTTCATTCAAGACGTGTACAATTGGCAGACTTCTGGCGCAGAAGAAAAATCTCTTAATACGTATAAATTTTTCGATAATCATGCCACAAAACAAGTAGCAGAAATTGCTGAATAATTTAATAATACTAAAATAAAATAAAAGTTATGAATACGAAATTACACAAAGTTACTAATAAAGAATTGCTATTTAGATTCATTGAGAGTAAACCAAATAAAAGAGTTACTTATTCAGAAATGCAAAAATTCTTATTCGAGCTCAATCGTCCAGGTGAAACATTCGATAGCTACCTAAATCGTGGATACCAGTCTACGAACTTGGTTCCTGGATCTGGATACATGTACAAAGACGTTGGTTACGGAAAATTAGTTAAGTTAGTGGACAATTATGGAAAAGCTACATATACAATAGTAAGACCTCGTAGATACAAAGAAACGTACAAATTTAAAAACGAAAATAAAATAAATGTTATGAGCACAAATAAAAAATTTAAAGTAGGAGATACAGTAATTGGTAATTCAAAGGCGAATGATCACTATGAAGTTACAGTTGAAAATTGGTTAGGTACAATAATTAATATTAACAGTAATGGATATATTCAAATTAAAGGGACATACGGTGGACAATTTTGGGTAGATTCTGATTGTTTTGATTTAGTACCTAAAAGAAAAAAAGCGCAAGAAGTAGCTACTAAAGAACATTACGAAGTTGATGTTCCCTTTATTAAAGCAGCTCATAGTGCAGCTTGTTCTGAATGGAAGAAAAAATTGGAAGATAAATTTCCAGACGTGTTTCCTAAATTAACACCGATTGAATTAGCCTTAAAGAAATTTGGTAGAGATACTGTATACGCCGTTTTTTACAAAGTAATAGTGCACTATGATCATATATTCATTCCATTACCTAATGCTAATACTGCGTGGACAATGAGTGCGTTTGAGTTTGCAAAAGAATTCATTGAGCAGAATCCAAATTCTTACATTATTCATAATGCTGTACGTACATTCGAATCATTGAAAAACTCTGATAAGTTTGATGAATCCAATCATGACAAAGAATTATACAATTATTTAGTTATCAACTTTAATGAATAGTGATTCTTATTAAACAATATTAAAAACACTTAAATAGAAATATGAAGTTAAAACTAGAAAAAGGTCAAAAGTTGTGGTTCACTAGCGATACTCACTACAATCATTCTAACATTTGTAAAGCGACCACTGAGTGGACCAACGCAACTACTCTTAGAGATTTTGATAGTTTAGAGCGTATGAACCAAACTTTAGTTGATAATATCAATAAAGTAGTTGGTCAAAATGATATATTATTTCACTTAGGTGATTGGAGTTTCGGTGGATTTGAACAGATTGAAAAGTTTAGAAATAAGATTGTGTGTAAGAACGTTCACATTATTACCGGTAATCACGATCACCACATTGAAAGCAACAGAGAAGACTGTCGAATGCTATTTAGTTCTGTAAATAAGTACTTAGAACTAAGTGTTAAGTGGAATATTGGAATTCCTTTACTTAACGAACGATGTGAACAAAATTTTATATTAATGCATTTTCCTATTGCGAGCTGGAATAACATGTCAAGAGGATCAATTCATTTACACGGTCACGTTCACTTAACTAAAAACCAACGTATAGGTAAAGGTAGAATGATGGACGTAGGAGTTGAAGGTAACGATTTTAGTCCCATCGAATTAAGAGACGTGTTATCGTTATTACGTAAGCGTCCAATTAAATCTTTGTTAGAAGAAGATCATCACGAAATTATAGAACGGTATCAATAATATGAAGTACATTTTTAGAGGTTACACAATATTTGAGTACGACAAAGAAAAGAAAACTGTTACACAAAGTAAAATCAGTGGAGTAATTCCTGCTTTCGATTTTTGTCACATGATACCTGAAGACTACATGTTATTGGGAGAATTCTTTAATACAGTTTATCGTCACATACAAGGAGAACAAGTAGAATTAAAAAACATTGAAGTTAACTAAATACAAAATAAATTATGAGCAAAGTATTAGTATTATTAAGAGGACTTCCCGGATCAGGAAAAACATCATTCGCAAATTTTATATGGTCTAGCTACGCTGTTTGTGAAGCTGATAAATTTTTCTATGATAAAGAAAGTAATTACAATTTCGATGCTACTAAATTAAAAGAAGCCCATGAATGGTGCAGAAATGAAGTAGAAACAAGGATGCAAGACAATCAAAACAATCCTCAATATTATCCGGAAATTGTGGTATCTAATACGTTTACCCAAGAATGGGAAATGGAAGCTTATTTTGATTTAGCAAAGAAGTACGATTATAGAGTAGTATCATTAATTGTAGAGAACAGACATGGAAATAGTAATATTCATGGAGTACCAGATGATGTATTAAATAAAATGAGAAATAGATTTTCAATAAAATTATAATCAATGTCATTATTAATAGGAAGTACAGCAATTAAATATCATTTTCCAGATTTTCCAAGAGATCCAAAAGATACTGATTATGCAGTAGACATTAAAGAGTGGTCAAAATCAAGTACAAAAAGTACAGAGTATTTACTAAATCCAATCATTGGTAATTTAGATGGTATTGCAAGTCCTGATACTTTGCTTACTCTAAAAATGAGTCACGCAATTGGATGGAATATTAATTGGGAAAAACATATTTTTGATATTCAATTCTTATTAAAAAAAGGAGCTAAATTAAATTTAGAATTGTTTAATGAATTGTACGCGTATTGGAATACCGTACACGAACCCAATAAACGTAGTGATCTTGATATGAGCGCGGAAGAATTTTTTAACAACACGTTAAAAACTCCTCATGATTATTATCACACTCTTTTAAAAGAGATTCCTACATACACTAAAGTATTAAAGGACGATGCAGAAGTGGATGTAAGTGAAGACAAATTTAATGCATTAGATTTTGAAGAAAAGTGTGATCTTGTTAGAGAAGAAGTTATGGTAATGGCGTACGAAAGATATAAACACAAGAATTTTAGAGTAGCTTATTCAATCATGTTAAAAAAATTCATATTAAATCACGCACCGATTTGGGAAGCTTTATTTATAATCCAGAATTTTGTATATTTACACAAACCAAATTTTAATTATTTTAAAAAAATAGAAAATGAATTACACAGAATTAAATAAAATCACAAAAGATCTAGAATTTTTTAGACGTAAATCTAAGATGGAACAAAAAATAGTTGTTCATGAAATTGATAGTGATGATGGAGGTTCTCAAGGAGAAGAAGGCATATATTACGAGGTATACGCAATACCTCAAATAGAAGATAATCTTTTTATCAAATTTGAAATAAGAACAGATTCCTACGGGAACAATAATCGAATGGTAGGATTTGAGTTTGTAAGACCAACAGAAAAAATAGTTAAAGTATTTGTATCAATTTAAAAATAAAAAAATAAACGTTATGAATTATCAAGAAATTTTAGAAGTACTAAAAAGTAAATTAGAACGCGTAGAATCTTTTGGTTATGAAGATTTTGATCAAAAAGAATTAGGATTGGGTTCAATAGATAACATAGCATCTCACGGTGGTGAAGATCAAGGTAGCGATTGGTGGGTTGTATATCACTTTGAAGATCATGATGTATACATTAAAGTTGAAGGTTATTATAGTAGTTACCATGGTACAGATTTTGAAGATTGGGATGAAGCATGTTCAGAAGTAAAACCAAAAGAAAAAGTGGTTACTGTTTACGAATAGTATAAATTATTAAGTTATGACAATGCAAGTTACAGATACTATGGTTGAAATTTTAAAAGATCAGTTCTTAGGTAAAAAAATATCATTGTTAGATTCTAAAGGAAAAAAATGGGTGGGAAAATGTGAATTCATTGGTCCCAACCCATTCATTCCAAGTTGGGGGTTACAAGTAACTATTGGAAGAATGCCTATTACTAATGTGCAAATTAAGTCAATTAAAATAGAAGACTAATGAAAAATGAAAATAGTGTTTGCTTTATCGGAGTTATTAAAGAAGTGATACAAATTCCAGGAGCAGATAATATAGAACAAGCATTCATAGGTGGATGGTCTTGTATAATTAAAAAAGGTTCAAGCACAAAAGGAGATCACGTTGTTGTTGCTACAACAGATGCAGTAATTCCTGAAGCTTTAGCTGAATCTTTAAATGTTACTAACTATCTACGTAAAGGTAATAGAGTACGTACAGTTAAATTGAAAGGTGTATACAGTGAATGCTTGATCATGGATTTAGATAGCGTTCCTCAAATGAAAAAGCAATACGCTACAGGAATTGGTTATTATTGGGACGAGGGAGAAGATCTAATGGAGTTATTAGGAATTTATAAATTTGAACCTCCAGTAAAAACAATTCAATTATCAGGTGGTAGAAAAATTAGGTATTCTGATAACCCAAATTTTCACATTTATTATAAGTTTCCAAACATTAAAAATGTGGAAGGTATTTTTAAAGAGGACGAAGATGAGGTTGAAATTACCAGAAAGATTCACGGTACTAATGCTAGATATGGAATTGTAAAGAAAAAGAATCTATCATTTTGGGACAAGATTCTAAAATTTTTAGGATTCGCTGACAAATGGATTGAGTACGAGTTTTGTGTTGGTTCTCATAATGTAGAAAAAGGATCTGATTCTCAAGGATTTTATGATACAAATGTATGGAGAGATATTGATGCTAATTATCGAATTAAAAAAAGGTTGTGGGATTATGTAAAGCATGATCATACACCGTCTTCCATTGGTTCTGGTTTTGTATTATACGGTGAGATCTACGGAGCTGGGATACAACAAAATTATGATTATGGTTTAAATGGAATAATGTTTAAGGGATTCGATATAACTATTAATGGAAAATACCAATCTACAGAGGATACTCATTACATAATCTCTGAAGAATTGGGATTATCATACGTAGATATTTTATTTATAGGACCGTGGAGAAAATCAGTACAAGACTTTTACGCGATGAATCAATTCATTCCAAATACTAAAATTCCAGAGGAGGGTATAGTAATTAAACACCTGTCAGGCGGTAGAAGTAAAGTAGCAAAAGTAATTAACCCAGATTATCTCATCTATGCAGAAAAGAAAGACGTAGGAGATTCACACTAAAATGTAAAATGAAAGTATGGCAAAGTGTAAAGTATGTCAAGAAGAAATTCACCCAAAACGCGTAGCTTTAGGATATAAAACAACATGTCCTAAACATTCAACAGCTGAAAAATACAGTGGAATCATATCCGCAACAGGAAAATCCGATTATGAATTAAACATAATTAAAGATCCTGAATTGGCAAGACAGTTGAAAGAGCTATCTCCAGTGTATGAGTAGCATATTTATAGATAGAATAAATCAATATGAATTACATTAGTCCAATAGCGTACGCGAATACTCTAAATACTTTTAGAGGAAATTATACCAATTTACAAGAATCAGAAGACGAAATCTGTCCTGATAATACTCATCATGAGTGGAAGAAAATTGGCAAAGAAAAAGCCAAGTGCGCCCATTGTGGTATGACCAAAGCAATAGCTTATGGATACGATCCAGAGCAATCATTTAAATCAGGTGAAGGTAATAAAATGAGAGAGGGTAGAATGAGTGAATCAAGAATGGAAATAGAGAGACTAAAACAAGGACTTTCTCCTGATGATGCTGAACAATTAGAAGAGTATTTGGACGCAATGGTTGAGATTAAAAAATCTATAAAGGAATTACTATTAAAAGGATCAAAAGCGCCTGAAGAGCATGAAATGGGAATGGATGAAGTTGGTGGAGATATGATGCATAAGTATATGAATGAGACCAAAAAGAAAAAGAAAAAATAATCAAATAAAAGAATTAAATTTGGCCTCCAACGAGGCCATTTTTATGTAACAAAAATCATGAAAATAGCACTAGCAATTTTATATTCTTTTATTGGTCAAGTAATATCTTTTGTGGCACTTCAAGGATCCACTAGATACGAATTTGTAAAAAATAATCAATGGTTAGCATGGTTATCAGGAATGATAAGTACAATGTTATTCATGAAAAGCGTCGGTTATTTTGTAGAGTATTATAACGGTCAAGTGTGGCCATCAAGAATATTTGGATTCGTCATTGGTTTAGTCGTATTTTCTTTGATGAGTTACTTCTTATTCAACGAGAAAATATCTTTAAAAACGGCAATTTGTTTAGGACTGTGTATAGTAATTACACTAGTTCAGTTATTATGGAAAAATTAAGATTATGAAAACAGTAATTATCTCTGACGTACACGGTAGATCTGTATGGAAATTAATCACTCACATGGAAAATGCAGATAGAGTTATTTTCTTAGGTGATTATTTTGATTCATACGAAATTTCAGCAGCCGAACAAATATACAATTTTCAAGAGATTATTGATTTTAAAGAAACTTCGTTTACAAATTCAGGAAAATCTGATCAACATAAAACGAAAGTTATCTTATTAATCGGTAATCATGATTATGGGTATTTTAGTGGAATCGATGGCACTAAAACTTCAGGTTATCAAATTAACTTAGCTCCAAGCATTAATATTGTATTAGAAGAGAATAAGCATCACATGCAAATGGCTTATCAATTTGATAAGTTCTTATTCACACACGCAGGTGTCAGTGAAGTGTTTATGAACGACATATTTGGAATAAATGAATGGAAGATTGAGAATCTTGTATCAGATCTTAACGATTTGTTTAAGTACAAACCCCAATCATTTATGTTTAATACGGCAGACAGGATGGGTTTTGGAGATTATGAACATCAATCACCAATTTGGATTAGACCAAGAAGTTTAATGAAAGCTGGTAAATTGGACAGAGAATTAAAGAAGCATGTTATTCAAATTGTTGGACATACAAAACAAGACCAAATAG